CGGCGGTGGATTATTTGCCAAAAAAATGGAGGCTCGCAACTTACGCTATGGAGTAGATCCAATAGACCCCTTCCAAGGAACAAATATGATTGATAGATACAATCAAAATTCTAATTTAGTTACATCATTGACTGGATCTACAGGATTTTTCCCACCTGTAGAAAATCCACCATTTAGCTTAGTTGATCCTATCTTGACAGATAAGGATAAATTAGACTGTTAATTGGTCGTCATCTGTTTCTTTTAAATTTTTGTTAAGTTCTTTAAGTCTCTTGATGTAGTCTGGTATAGGCAGTTTGACGTCTTCGTATAGGTTGCCTTCTAAAAGGTGAATTGCAAATCCTTGATCATTTATCTGCTGAATGGGTATTTTTAATTTGTTTATTATATAATCTATTTGATCGTGATAATATTTGACATACTTTACATTTATCAAAGATCCCCTATAGTCCAAATTATAACATTTTAAAACATACAACCTCATAGGGTGATAGTAATAAGACTCAACAAAAAATCCTCTGTCTAAGTATTTTTTTCTTATATATTCTACAAAAGCATCTGCACTTTTTTGCAGAGCATTAATGCGTTGTCTGTTAAATTCTGCAAGTATTTCTTCTGCTGTTACGGGTTTAGGTATATCTGCAGTGGCTGAAGGATTACCTTGTATTAAAAGAGAATTTAAATTGTCTTCTGTATATTCGATAATTTGTTGCCCATCAGAGTCACAAATATAATTGTTTTTTATGATGAGTCCTTTATTTGTAAGGTAATCTATATAAGCTTTGACTCGTGGCCACCACCATTGAAACATACCTTGAAGGGCATATCCTAAAGTCCAACGAGGGTCTCCTACCAAGGACCAAGCATTAATATCTGGTAAAAAAGCCTTCCACTCAGGAAATATTTCTGGTAATTTTAATTCACCATTAAAATTTTCATCCAAAGCTGCTCGGGCCAATTTTTGATGAAAAGCGCTTGGATCGTAATTTATACCATAGGGATCTTCTTGGGTAGAACTTTCTACTAAAGAAGCTGGAAAATCTTTGTTAGGATAAACATATTTTATATCTACAGGTAGTATAGTGCCGTGAGATATTGCTTGATATCTTTGAGAATATATATGATCCTCTACAGTAGAAGTGGGAGTAATGATGGGTTCATTGTTTGTGTCTTTGTTTACTGTGGATGTGTAAACCTCAGAAGAGTTATCAATAGGCACGTGTTCTACTATATCTTGAATACGTGGGTCACTTTCTCTGCTTTGAGAAGAGTAAGAGCTATTTGTAACTATTATACTCCCACCAGGTTTTTTATTAGCAGCTGCCTTTTCTTTGCGAGCTGCGTTTAAAATATCTACTAATTTACGATCCATATTACGTTTCGCTGTCTAAATCATCTTCATCTAAAAATTTCATTTGAGTTTGTTGTTGATGAGAAAGAAAAACATTTTTCAAAAATTCAACAATAGCATCTTGATCTTTGGCAGATGCAGCATGTTGAATTAAAATTCTATCACCTATAGTGTTATAACCTATTAACAGATAGCTGTCTAGATATTCAGTGATAACAGATTTTAAAAGATGATAGTCTCTTTCTTCGATCTTAGAAGCTGATTGGTTTTTCTTTAGCCAAGCATCCAAAGCTCCTTGTAATTCAGAATCATTTATAGAATTATAAATGTTTTGTTTAACTTCTGATAAGATTCTATCAGCAGTTTTTTCATCTAAACCAGACAAAGAGGGCACCGCCACTGCTATTTGAAACTTGCCCGAGGGATTGTTAGCAGCTGGCGGTGTTTGTTGTTTAGAATTTGGCTTGTCTTTTTTATTCTTTCTGGGTCTAGGCGATGGCATAAGTGGATGCTTTATTATTTACTCCAAACTTAACCAAATACTCGATAACCACTTCAATAGAACTGGTCTTGATTTTAAAGTTATTAGGAACAAACTGCCCACCGTCATAGATTTCAAAATATTCTTCTCCTAAATTGTTATGGTTATTATAACAAGTTACAAAAACAGAAGATACACCGGGATCAATAATAGCCGTCCAAGAACGAGGATCATGTTGACCGAATTCACTGAACAATTTGTCTGCTACATAACCACTGTCTCTCAAGCGTTTAATGAAGTAACTACAGGTTGTGATTTTATTTTTTGCCATATGTTTTATTTAATAATGTTGGTTTATTTTACTAGTGCTGAAATGATGTATTTTAATTCTATACTCTCTTCTTCTGTGTTTTGAAACACAAAAACTTTATATTGATTGTTAATCTTAACCTTAATGTCATTGCGACACAAAGCCAGGTTCTTGAACACTTCCATGCTAATAGGAACTGGTTGTTCTAAAGAAGTGCCAATATACTCTGATGCTGCAACCAAAGTAATGTTGTCCACGTTTTGAAGAGTCTTATCGTCAATCTCTGCGTAAACCTTATTTTCTTTGGTGGAAAAGTAGATTTTAGTTAAGTCTGACGTAAAACTATAACCATACATTAATTGTTTTAATTTACTTTGTGAAATAGTAAATTCTGTATCAAATTTAAGAGAGGATATTTTATTAATATTGACAGCGGCTTCGCGTACAATACTATCATCAACTAAATGATACTTAAAATAGGTTTTTTCTTCAGTCTCGTGGTCTACACTTTGACATTTAATATTGTTAGATTCTAACTCAATACTAAATTGACCATTATCTCCTAGACATTCTAAACCAGATAGTAACCGTTTGATACTAATAATATTAAGACGAATAGATTCTTTTACAAATTCTGACTCTTTAGGAAACTGAGCTTTTGCGTAAAGAATTACCGTATTATCAGCTGAGGCACTGATAGAATAAATACTTGAAGGTGTTATGTTTAATACACAACTCTCTGTCAATCTATTGATTGGTTTAAGAATCTTCTCCAAAAAGCTCTTTGGAAGAGGAATATGCGTCATTAATATTACTTGTTAAGTGTTTCTTTTTGAGTGATAAAATTAAACACTTTACCCATCATTCCAGAAATCTTTGTAAAAGTAGAATCAATACGCAAAAGAGTAGACTTAATAGTCTTAATGTCTTCTGCTAAAGATTCTAATTCTGGCGCTGAAACTTTAGAGATTGGTAAAGAAACAGCAGCCGGTAGTTGTGTCGGCTGCTGCATTTCAGTAATAGAAATGTTGACTGGATCTGGATTAAATGTAGCTGCAGAGCTGGTGTCAGGTACCATTTGCTGAACAAGAGTTTCTGGAACATATCCCTGAAACGCTTCGCTATTTTGAATGATCGTACGTTGTCCACGAACCAGAGAATTGATATCAAGTTTATTGATACTTCCTTCTGCTGAATTCTTTCCAACCATTAACTTATCAACTCGATTGAGTTCACCATTAGCCATTGCGGCAAACATTAAAAGATCTTTGTCAACACTCATATTATTTTAATTCTCTTCCTGCATTAATTACACTTACTGCAATAGAACTGTGAATAGATTCGTAATGGTTAACAATTACAAGATAATCTTTAATGCGACCATCTAAGTCTTTATCTAGCTCAACTGCTACTTTACGTACCATGTCTTCAACGAAGACTGGGTTTTCATACATCAATTCGGTTTGATATGCTTCATCTACTCGCTTGAGAGCATTGACAATTGGTGCAGAAGAACTCTTTTCCACTGCTTGAACCAATTCTTCAAACCAATAAACATCTGAGTCTACTCCTGTCTTGGACAGCTGTACTGTTACATCAGCATAAGACTGTTGGTTATGAGCTCCGTAATCCGAGATCTCTTTGGAGCAAGGACACAAAGAAGCATACAACACATTGGCGTGTAGGTAAAACTTCTTCTCACCGTTTACCAAACGACCTTCAAAAGATCCTTGATAATCCATGTGTGAAACAACTTTAGATACAGGTGCTTCTTTCTTCAAGAAATAGTCAAACTTAATTTTGATATAAGCATTTTGACTCTTGAGGCGTTCCTTGCATTCATCTAGAAGAATGTCCATAACCTCATCAATACGATGAGTCTTGTTGGCTAAGACTTCTTCTACCAAAATACGATAGCGACTCATGTTTGTACCCTTAACCTCTGGAGTAAGATCCGTGTACATACTGATGATAGCTTTAGTAGGATTGATAGATCCATCTTTACGAATGATCTCCATAGGAACAACAATGTTGCGTGATCCTACCTTGGGAATGTACTTTTTAGGAAAGCCGTCAAGTGTATTTTGGATATCAGGAATGTCTGCGTTGGTTTTGATTCTAGGCATATTATTTGATGGTTGGTTTTTATTATAGAGTAAGTTTTTTAGATTGCTAATAAAATTACAGATCTTTGAGAATATCATGGATGCGATCGTCAATAGGACTTTCTTCTTCTACTGTCTCTGTTTGTTTAGATTGAGGAGTTGAATAAGATTCATATTCATCTTCTTCTGGTTCAGGCTTAGAAGCTTGCTTAGCAGCTGGTCTAGATGCTACTTCTTCTGTCTTACCCAAGAAGTGAACATTCAACAACTTTTGAATTTCATCATAAGGTTTCAATTCAAAAATGGTATCCAATGATTTAACTGAATTGTAAATCTCATCTTGATCTGGATCTCCTTCTAAAGCTGAAGGTGTCAAGAATCTTGATGCAACATAAGTTGGATATCCGCCTTCATTTTCTTCTACTTTAATACGCAAATTGCATCCGTTTTCTGACAAGTCAAAAATCTTTGCACCAAAGTCTTCTGCATCATCGCCCTCCATTGCTGAAGTGATAATCTTGTCCAATTGCTTACCATAACGAAGAATTTTGGTTTGGCCTTGATTATCTGGATTGGTTGGATCTTTGATTACAAATACATTGACTAACCAATTTTCATTGCGTTTAATGGGTTTAATCTTTTCGATCTCTGCTTTATCGTTGGTTTTGTAAATCTTGGAACGATACTCATCAATGGGGCACCTTTCCTTAACTGTAGCAGGACAAAGAACTGAAACTAATTCTTGTGTAACTGTGCTATTCCAAAGGTGATGATAATAGTGGAAGATAGTTCTTTCTGGATGTGCAAGGTTCGGAATGAGACGGACCAAATAGGTCTTTCCAATCTCTAGCTTGAGGAAATCTTTGAAATTTCCATCTGAAGAATTGCTCTTCTTGGCCAAAGCGTCTTTGATTGAATTAAATAGTGAGGTTGAATATTTCATTGGTTTATGTTTGTTATATTAGGTTATTTTGTTTGGTTTTTCAACACAGAGGTGATGAAATTTTTTATCTGCTCAGAAGCCTTTTTTACAAGAGTTCTGGCTTGAGAAGAATTAGTATAGCGCGTTTTAAAAGCCATAAAAGTGTCTTTAAGGTTAGGCATCCACAGTTCTAATTCGTCTGATGAAAAGGTGTCTAGTTGGAGGTCTCCCAACTCCATCAAGCAATAAGGATTAATTTGATATTGCCTATAATGTTCTGCCCACACTGGCATCAATCCATTCTTTTGATGTATATAATCTGATAAATTTATTTTATTGTCTACACAATAAGAACCTATAAAAGCAAATCCCTTTTTAATATCTTCTAGCTGATTGTCAGGGTTCTCGTTACGAAGCTTGGTCTTATATAAATTATAAGCTTTTATAGCCTTGCGTGTGCAGAAGTAATCCAGATAGGGATATGGTTCATCTGGATGTAAATTTAGAGGAGCACTAAAAAAATCGTCTATACTTATGAAAGAAAATTTTCTAAAAAAATCACCAAGATGTAGTAAATGATTTTTGATGTTTGGAGCTAAATCATCAAAATTGTTGCGTGGTTTCCACGGTTGACCCTTTCTAGAATGCTTGAGGTGGGAATTGTATATTTGTTTTTCTAGAAAGGTCATTGAGACGCTGCTGTTAGGTTTTTGTTGGTTTGTCGGAAACGGAATATTTTTTTGTTAATATTAGGAGTAAGGCTCAGGTAGGTACGTATAATATTATGTAAATTATAGTCTCCCAGCAACTCAAAAAATATTTTTTGTGTCTTTTTATCTTGGATTAAATATTTTAAAAAATTTAAAAAATTTAATTTTTTGCCTTTAGATATACAAACAAAAGACCCAAATTTTAACACAATATTTTCAAATTCAGATAAATTTGAAGCCTCAGAAGGATTCATTAAATCCTTAATTTGTTGAGAGGAAGTAATAATCATACACTTATAGGAACAAGATTTTTAGTTATTTCTAAAAATAATGGAGTAATTACCCCACCACCGGCGTGTTTGTGACCTCCACCTTCACAAATCTTTTCAGCAAAGGTGCCTACATTAATTGGATCTTCTTTAGTGTGTTGTCTAATATAAACCTTTTCAGACTTCAAATTAATGAAAATAAAAATGTCTGGTTTGTGATCTTTAATTAGATAGTCTGCACATAAATTAGAGAAGGTATCACCCATAGCCGCTAGAACTCTTTTAGACTTAGAACCAAATTGAACATTGCCTGAAAATAAATTAATTTTTTTAGATTGTTCATACGCAGAATTTTTAATAAAAGCTATCGCTTTCTTTTGTTCAGGTGTAAATCCTTTAAATCCATCCTGATAGTCTTTAATAAATTTGGTAAAATTATTTTTATATTCAGACCAAAATAAAATGTTTAAATCATATGATTCAGGAATTTGTAGTCTATAACAATCAAAATCATCTGCTAGGGCTACAAGTGTCTTTTGAGCCGTAGTACGAGCCGGATATCCATTTGCCGTGGAATACTTTTTAGCCATTAACAAAGCATTAGAGGTAGTGTTCTCGTAAATTATTTTTGCTTTTTTAAATTGATTTAAAAGAGGTTCTGACGACTCGTGATGATCAATAAAAGTGATATGTTCTAGGTCTAAATTCTCTACAAATTCCTTTCTCAAAGAAAGATCTAAAATAAATGTAGGACACGGTGAATTAACCTCATCTAGGTCTGATTTAATGCTATCAATTTCTAGATTGTTATATGCTTTCCATCTAATATGATCATTGGGTAAAGCCCACAAAAGGGTCAGCAAACTAACTGCTCCGTCTAAATCTTTGTGGGTGTATACTTGATAGCAAACCATATTTTATTTAAAGTAAATGGTATAAATAGCACTTAGTCTTCTAAATCACCCAAAGACTCTATAATACTGAGAGTGTTGGTAATACTGTTGTCTTTACCTATACCGGGTATATTTTTTGTTTGAACTGCTAGAGTTCTAGAAATTCCATCTGGATCTTTGAGGGTAAGTGTTGGGTAATCAATGTTCAAAATAGTATGACATTCTCGCGGCCCAAAGCGATTTTTAGTTATACCAAGATGAATAATACCCAATTCAAAGTCTTCTTCTTCTGTCCAAATAGAAAACTGAGCATCAGCTGTATGAGACAATCCCATTGACTCGCTAGTTGTTTCTAATCCAGGATTCTTTTGATCATAAGCTGTGCGATTGGCTTGAGTTGCTGTGATTACTGGGCAAGAAAAGAAATAAGACAAAGCTCGTACTTGTTCTGCAATTTGTTTAATTGCTTCGTATGAGTTCATGCCTCTATCTGGAGGTGCTAACAAATTTAAATAATCTAATACTATGGCATCAGGTTTAATGCCTTTACGTACTAATTTTTCTAGATAAGCTTTAATATGAGTTGGAGAGACTGACTTGGGTGGAAACTCTTTAACTATTAATTTAGCGCCTTTGTGTTTGTTTTTATAACTAATAATTTTGTCCTTGAGAGGTCCTACATGAATAGACAAATCATTCATAGCAATTTGTGATAGCTGGGAGCTAATACGTTTGCTGTAGATTTGCTCAGACATTTCTAAAGATATCAAAACAACTGTCTTGTCTTGGTCTAGAATATTTGTAGCAATGTTACCTAAAAATATAGATTTACCAACGTTAGTTACTCCATAAAACACATACATTGCTTTACCATCTGCTTGGAAACCACCTCCAATTTTTTCATCCAACCAAGACCATTTTGATGGAATAGTTTTAAATACTTTTTGAAGTTCTTCGCAGTGTTTGTCTATATTTTCTAGATAATCAAATCCTAAACTTTCTACCAAGTTAATGTTACATGCTGCTTCTACATCTTGTAACATTTTATGAGTGTTTATTTCACCTGATTGAACTTCTACAGAAATTTTTAATATGGTATCTTTAACAGCTTTCTCTCTAAAAAATCTTTCTGAATTGACTAATAAAGTATCTTTGTCATATGTCTTGTCTATGTCTTGAAAAGACAATACAACTTGCTTTAATGCATTGCGTTTTTCTGGATCTACAAGATGTAATTTTAATTCTGTAATGTTGGGTATTTTTTTATGATGAGAAAAATATTCTGCCAAACTTTCAAATATACTTCGTATGTTTTTGTCTTCAAAATATTTTGGTTTAGCATGCTCTATAATAGATTCTAAATAACTAGAATCCATGATAGCATTATATATGATTAATTTTTCTAGAAGATTTAAATCTAACGGTAGATGAGACTTCACAATTCTATTATAAAAGGCTATTGAACTTAATCAATAGCCTTTTACTTTTTTTATGGGTTAGAGGTTTTAGTAGATAGATCTTTCTTCTCTATATACTGCTGAGTTTCTTTCATGTTCCCAAACCTCTACCTGAGTGACCCAACAACGACCATACGTGATTTCTTGAATATGTTCTTGAGCTCTCTTGAAGCACCACTCTGCGGTTTTTTCAATACCAACTCCGTCCATAATTCTCAAATCACAACCACCTTCATCATGTAATTGTTTAAAAGAAGGCAACAAGGGATCGTCTTTAGCAATACAAAGAGTATGATCAAATTGATTCTTTAAAATCTTTTCTAACTCTTTTAAACTGCCAAAGTCTACTACCCAATTACGTTCATCTAATTCCTTAGCTTCAAACCAAAATTTGGCTTTAAGCTGGTAACCATGAATAAATCGACAATGAGAAAAAGAAGCTGTCCATTGTCGAAATGCACAGCTACCTAACTCTATCATCTTGGTAGATTGAAATGTTGTAATATTACTCTTCATCGTCGTCATCTTCTTCAGGTTCTTTAGCTGCTGGAGAATTTTCTTTTTTGTATTGCAGCTCTGTTTGAAGTTTAATTTCTAATTGTGGTAGAATTTTATTCCAAACTTCTTCGTCTTGTCTCCAGCTTTTATAATAGCCCAATTTAGTACCGTCAGCAAGAGCAAACGTAGCTCCACTTTGAATTACTACTCCATAACCAACAGCCATATCAAGTAAGCCAGAATATTTTGCTAAACCCGATTTAAAGTTGAGATACATTTCAGTTTCCATGTATGGAGGTACTACTCGATTTTTTGTAGTTAAAGCTCGAAGAGTAACTCCATTAATGTCTTTAGACAAAGGAGTTGTATCTTCTACTGCATCTCTACTACCAGTGTTACCGCCTGAGGTCTTTTCATTCTTTACTGCCATCTGTACTAAAACAGAAGACATATAAAGGGGGCCAGAACCTCCAGATTGTTGTTTAACCAAACTTGGAAACATAGCAGCCGGGTTATCATATACGTGATTGGAGAACAGAATAGGAACATCAGCTTTTGCAGCTTTATGAGTCAAAACTCGAAGCATACTCTTGAGCCCTTTGGCTCTAGATCCCATATCAGCAGCTTCTTTGCCTTGAGCCACATCATTCATTTCTTTTGTAGAAACTAAATTACCTAAAGAATCAATAGAAATAATAAATTGACTTTTAAGCTTTTTTTCTATAACAGAATCTAAGAATTGGCTGATTTGATTACGACATTGTTCTACAGTTTCTACTGGACAATACTTTACTTTAGTAGTATCCATACCCATGTTGGTAGCGCCTCGATCATCAACTGCATTTTCTGTATCAAAGATAACAACATAACGCCCTTCTTTTTGAGCATTAGCTAAAATTCTGTTAATGATATAAGTCTTACCACAGGAAGTAGGACCACTGAATCCAGTAATCCTACCACTTGGAATGCCTTTGTGCAAAGAACCACTAATGATGGCGTTAAGAGCCATACAACCAGTGTCTATAAAAGAACTAATGTTAGACAGAGCACTTTCATTTAAAAAGGTGGCATCTGGATTTAGATCTTCTAAAACTTTAAAAGCAGCTAAAACATCTGCTGGATGATTTTTTTTAGAAGCCATTAATTTTATTCTTCAAAAAGGTTTACAACTTTACTACCGTCTTGGCTAGGAGTTGCTTGATCACCTTGAACAGTACCAGCTGGAACAAAAACATTATTTTTGTTAAAAAGCTGAGCATACTGCCCTGCTAGACGAAAATCAATAGCTTCAATAGAGGTTAGAGTGATCAAAGATCTGCTGTATTCAAAAACAACATCTTCTGCTTTGTCGCCTAAAAATTCTCGAAAAAACAAAGGAAACAACTGAACAGACATTCTGCCTCCTTCAGCTGCAGCTACGTTAAGAACTACTGGATTTTTAACTTTATAGACAGAAGAAGATTCTTGATCTGCCAATGGTTCACCTAGAATAGTACGACCAATGGCGTCTAGAAAAACTACTAAGTTGGGTTTAGGATTTGTTGTTGTGTTACTCATATGTATATATTAGGTTAAATTTAAGATTAATCAATATTCTTTTCAGTTGATTCTAAAGTTTGAGGTTCTTTGGAAGGCTCTTCTTGATCCGGCAACGGAGTAGATTGCCAACCCAAAGCTTCGCTAATTGAAGGAAAAATTTCTATAAAACTTTGTTTAATATTATCTGCTATTAGACGATGTTCTAGTTGAGTGTCTTCTTTGCATCTAATACTCAGATAATGAATCCATGATCTCACTGAACCAGTCATGTAGATTGTTGTTTCAGCGCACAGAGGTAAAACTTTACGAGCACTTTCTCGAGCTGCTCCCCTTTCTATAAGGGTTTTATAAAGTTCCATGCTGCTTGTAATGTGATTTGTAATCAATTTGACTTCTTCTTCAGACAAATCTAACAATTCTACACTAGATTGACGATTTTTATCAGCTTGTTTTCGAATGTTAAACGGTTCTAAAGAGACTACTTCACTGTATCGTTGGCTAAATTCTTGAAAAGAAAAGCTTCGATGCCTGATAATTTGGGCAGATATGTCCCTACTGGTGACTATTTCGGCTGTCATAGACACTTGTTCAAAGATAGACCAGTGCTCGTGCTCAATACAATACTTCAACAACTTAGAAGAAGTGGCAGTGTTGAGTTGATTGGTAGGATTAGAGACTCGAGCACAATATACAATAAACTCTTCTGGATCCAAGAAACGAGTGTTGTCTCGGGTTCTAATTAAAGGTTGGGTGAGGGCTATGATTTGTGTTTTCATTTATACAGCTAATTTTTTGAACTCTTCTATGTTAAATTTGATCTTTTCCCACTGATCTTCCGACACATTTTCATAAAAAACATCTACCATTTTACTGTGTAGTTTGCTCCACATGTATTTGTAGTCACCGTAGGAAGCTCCATAATACCCTGTCATAACTGGGTGGGAAGTGTCTATACTTTCTATAAAAAAGTATTTAAGTTTGTCGTAATCACCAAATTCAATAGGTATTCCACACCCCAAAAGATGATGTGGTTTCTCAGTATTGATCAAATTATTCTTCATTAAATGGTTAATAAGAGCCATTCGCCCCTCAGCTTGAGCTGCTGGTTTAGCATATTTTTTGATAAAATTCAAAGTTACTGTTTCTACTGCCCTGAAAGCTAGTGAATGTACATCTGCTACTTTACAAAATTCTTCTAAAATCCAAGGTAAATGCAGCAATTTCTTGTAAGTGTCTGAAAATAACTCCCAATAAAGGTCATAACCAAAGCTAATTGCAATTTTATCAGCAAAGGATGACATAAAAACATAGCATTCTTCCATTTCTTCCAAGGTTTTGCCTTGAACTACTCCAATTTTCTTGCCTTTTAGCTTGTCTAAATCAAAAGAATACTTAAAATTTGAGAAAGCTTTAGTATTTGCTTCGCAATCTTGCCATACATCTGGTACAATATACTCATCTGGTTGGATTTCTAACAGCCAATCATAGTATTTTTGTGCATCAAATGCTTTACCCAACTCAAAAAGGCTGCAGTCCATCATTATCTTTCTGCCTTTTTGCTTAGCATCTTTAAAAAATTTAAGATATTCTGGACTTTCTTCCAAGAGATGAACTAAACAATAGTCATAATCAGTAATTTCTTGGACTTTGTCCATGATACATAGTGGTGCTTCGTGTGCTATTAACATAATTTAAGAAATATTATACTCAGACCCCAAATAAATCAAACAAATCTGTCTGAACTTCTTTACCAACCTGTGGTGTGCGCCATCCGATGCAGTCGTAAAACCTCTCCAGAGGGGGTTGAACTGTCTTATCAAACATGGTTTGGTAATCTGCTGCAACAATTTCTTTTAATTCTGGTGGATAGGTGTCTATAAATGCCATGCTCTTATATGCAAATGGGTTTTTAGATGCATAAAAGTACTTGATCTTGATTCCACTTGTGATGGTTTCGTATTTGTTGTCAAGTTTATACTTTTTAAGCAGATTATTATAATGAATAGCACTCTTCCCGTGCAGAGTTGCTCCCTTACCTATTCTTCCATACTCATCTACCTTTGATTCTTGCTTCTCGTAATCTGAAATTTTGCTTCTCAAAGAGATTTCTTCAATAGGCATATTACAAAATTCTTCATAAGCCTGTCTAAAATGAGAGTCTGCCTTCTTTTTATCTTGAGACAACATAGCCAATTCAATAACTTTCTTGATTAAAGACTTGACTGGTACTGAAATAGATGATCTGGCAACCTCTACACCGACATATTTAAAAGGTTTTTTGGGTTTTTTGCCTTCTTGATCTATGACATGTAGGATGTATCTCTTCTTACCTTGTAAAGAAGCCACATCACATATAGTTTCTCGCTTGAAAACAAAGCGAGCATCTATTGATTTCAATTCTTTCTTAGCCCATTCTACAATTTCTCTATTTAAATATACGTCAATTTCTTTAATGATCTGATGTGCCCCCGAGGTAATCTCATTATTTTCCAATAGCTGCATGTTTTGATGCCTCAAAATTGGTTCTATAGAGAAGTATGCACTGTCTGTATCACCATATTTGTATATATCAGCCTTTTCACATTGAACTCCTTTACCCAAGGCATACTGATAAACCAATTCTGACGCTTGTTTTGCTACTGCCTGACCCGTTAGTGTAATGCTAGCCGAATGATCAATGTCAAATAGTGGAGAATATTTCTGAGCAAATACTCCATATATAGAGTTGAGTACCAATTTAATAACATTTTGCTGAGTGTCTAGATTTAATATCTCTGCTTCTATAATTTTTTTCTCATTTTCATCTGTTACCTTTGAAGAAATGTCTATCAACTCAGATATTTTTGATTTAATCTGAACTCGCTCATTGTAAACTCTATCAATAAGGTTGGGTACTACGCCTTTAAACTTTTGAGTATACAAAACATTATACTTTGACACTGATAATTTTTCTTTTTCTACTAGCTTGGAAAATTTATCTGCGGTAAGTGTGACTGTTTTGTTGTTGGACAAGCGGATTGTGTATTCTTCTTCTGTATTTTCTAGGATTTTGCCTATCTTAGTCTCTGGTGATATGTTTAAAGTAATGATTGTGTTTGGGTATAGACTGTTTGCATCGTAGCTTACTACTGAATTACACAATTTCTTTTCTGGTTCATGAACATAACCACCAACATACTCGTCTCTTAGACCATCATTTTTAAACGTAGGTATCCTGTAACCTTGTAATATGGCCTGATGTGCTACTGCACCAGTGATCATAGACACTTTACCTAAAGATTGCTCAAATGGAATAAAGCCTTTGTAAGACAAAGCTCTAATAAGTTTAAGATATTTGAGTGTATTTTCTAATTTTACCAAGAGTCTAACATCTTGAATGTTATAATCTACAAACAAGTCCCAGTCTTCATCAGCTACTGTAGATAAATTCCATCCTTGAAGATCTGTTTTGCCTTCACCCAATTCATACTCTGCAATAAAATTTAGAGAATAAGACTCTCTATCACCGCGTGCAAATGTAGCATACACTTCCATGTAGTCGATATTTGAAACACCACGAATATACCAGCGATTGATCATCTTACCAAACTTGTTCATTGCGACGTTTTCTCTGTAATAGATTGCTCTCACTGGAGAAAGCCTTGATCTTTCTTCTTCTCCCAACAATTTATTAAGCCTATTCATCAAATAAGGAATATCAAACCCTTCTGTATTCCAACCAACAATCATATCTGGTGGGTCTGACTCCCAAAAACTTAAAAAAGATCCTAGCAATTCTGTTTCTCTTTTACAATGAAAGTAAACTACGTCTTTATTTTTATTGTTGTAAGGTTTTAGACCCCATGTGTAGTATTTTTCTGACAAAGAATCATAAACTGTAATCAGGTTAATAGTATCTTTAGCCTGAGCCGGGTCTGGAAACTCTCCTGGGCTATATGTTTCAATATCCCAAAAGAATATTTTTAAAGGATTAGCTACTGCCTCTGGTTTTTGAATATCATCTTTAAATGAAGACAATAAAAATTCTTGCTCACAACTTAAATTGTGAAACAATCTTTTTATTGGAGTTTCATTTACAAATTTATTTCTCTCAAATTGATTTTTAAATTTAATTTTTTTGAGAGGAGTATTAAAAATACTCAAAGCATCTGTGCCGTGAACAGATTCTACAAAAAGATAAGGCTCATAGCTAGACTCTAGCTTAATTCTTCTGCCAGCTTCATCCCAAGTCCATAAATGTATACATTGTTTAGCAGAATCATAAAAGACATTTCGATACATGCCTATATTTTCTGGTCTAAATTAAGGGAAATCAAGCCCGGACTTTTTAAATTTCGTTCTTTAGATCCCCATTTAGTAAAATACACTGCTTCGTACTCATTTAAATGATCTTCTAACCACAAGCCGTTTGTGAATTTATGAATATTGTCTGAATACTTCATATAGGTATCTATATCTGAAGTAATATGTTCTAGTTGAGCAATGAGTTCTGATCCGTTACCAAATTTTAAATCAGCTCCCTCATATGTGCAGAGATCTTGGAAGGTTCCTGGATAGCCAAAAGCTCCAGCCTCTACCATTTTAATATTGCTTTTAGATTTGTTAAATACATTGTCTTGCAAAGGAGCATATACCGCATTGCAATTTGAGTCGTATACAGATTGCGGAAGGTCGTATAGTGGAGACCAGTCTATATATTCCATTTCTCCGTTATCAATAAATGGTTTAATTTCTAACGGATAGGTACCTTTCCAAATAAATTTAAATTTTTTTCTAGCTGCAATAATTTCTTTTACAACATGAGCAAAATCATCTTTTAAATTTGTTTTATTTGCAACATCAATATGTGTTCCTGATCCAGCATATAAAATGCGCGGCTTCTTTTTATACTTTTCAAAGTTGTCTATTAGACGTTGACGGTTATAAAAACGTCCTAACCAATATTTTGGCGGATAATTTGGAATAATAGTGACTCTTTTGTTACCAGTCTTTTCTTGGTAGTATTGTTTCATGTACGGACAAGTAACTGTAATCTCATCCATTAAAGACATAATTTCTAAAATAGTTTTTTCAGTTTCTTCTGATGCAAAAGACTCCTTACATCTATTGTAGTCTGGAATATCATTACGGAATACAATGTCATCTATTTCATAAATTAATTGATACCCCAAAGAATCTTTGTGTTTATGTAATTCTTTGATAAACATTGCTTGTACCGGGGTAGCTTGGCGTTGCATGCGTATGCTTTTAAGGTTTTGATAAAACCTTAAATCTAAAACCATACTAGTTAATCCAGAAATACAACCTTTTTGATAGGAATTTACAGCAGTCTCTGGCCAGACCATACGCCAAAATCCACAACCACCATAATCAGCGTAATAATTTAAAGCTCGCGGTAAAGATGTTTCTTGCATTTCAACTGGTGGAGGTGCTGGTGCTTTAACCACTGTTGAAGCAATATAAGAATAGGTTGGTCTGCCTAATGTGGGGGCTCCAACTGGAGGATGAGGTATAGTTGCTTGAACTGGTTTATATTCATAAACTACCTTGTTGTTTAAATCTATTGTAGAATTAGATTCAGATTTTGATTTAAGTTTTAGAGCCATTTGATTAATAAATACAAAAATAAATTTAAAAGCAATTATACCTTTAATGCTTTATCCCAAACCATTAAATGCAAACGAGGAGACATTTTAAATCCATATAACTTACACAACTCTGCCACTGCTTCTGCATTTGCTACATGTTCTGCTCTTGAACCCGCCATCACCATTAACCATATGCGATGTTTGGGTATTCTAATACCTTCATTGTTGATATATTCTACAAACAATTCTTGAACTTCTTCTTCTCCTCTAACTACAAATTTAAAACAAGAGTTTTGAGCTACGTGCCATTTTAATACATAAGGAATATAGCGTCTTTCTTTAGGATCTCCATTGCTAGACATCTTGGGTGATACAGTAAATGTAGCTTGATACTTTTTAACCCATTTTTCATCTGGCATAATAGTTCCGTTGGTTTCAAAATCTATACGTGGAATAAAACCATATCTTTTATCAAATTCTTCTACAAATTTAAGAAGAGGTGCTTGTCTTAACATGGGTTCTCCGCCTGTAATCTTCCAGATGTCTCCTCTTTTAAGTTTAAGATGTAATTCATTTTCTTCATAAAACTTAAACATTTCGTCAAATGTATATTTGTTTTTCTTAGACCATGAAATATAAGAATCACATCCCCATGGAGAGTCTGGAGAAGCCCAACCTTTACAGGTTAAATTACAACCAAACAAGCGCATAAATACACTTGGATGGCCAATATACTCTCCCTCTCCCTCTACTGTATGAAATCCCGGACCATCATCACTTATTAATAGATAATTTTCTTCTGACATAAAAACATTTTACTGTAAAATTGTTGTTTTTCCATTTAACTTTTGGAGTAAAATAACTTGGTCTATATTAGACTTAATGGCTGCTTTGTTGTGAGAGATGATGTAAATGTTTTCACCATATTTTTTAACTCTTTCTGCTAGCACTGTTAATATTTTGTCTACACCCTTTTCATCTAGAGCAGAATCAAATAGTTCATCATATATACTCAAAGAAAAAGAAGTTCCAGATTGATTCCTCAATAGATCTTGAAACATAAACAAGATAGCCAAATCTATACGTTTGCGTTCACCACCACTAAAATTAAAATAAGAACATTCTTTATTGTTTTTATTATAAATGGTTTCTTCAAACATTTCATTAAACATACACTTACACGGTGCATCCATTGCTTGAAGGTAAAAATTAAGCCTACTGTTAAGAACGTTTAACATTTTCTTGACAATAAAAGTTTTAACACCCTCTTCTGAAACTATATATTTGGCTGATTCTAAAATGTTAATTTTTTTATTGAGCTTATTTATTTCCTCTTCTATTAAAGTTATTTCTTTATTAGTTTGTTCTATAAGAGGTGTAAAATCATTATCTATAGCAGAAATATCTTGTATTTCTTTTTCTATTTCTAAATTTCTATTTTTAAGTTGAGTAATTTCTTGAGAAATTAAAGCCAAAGATTGTTTTTTCTGAATGTCTTGTTTAATTTCTTTTTCTACTTTAGACTTAGTATCTGAAATTTTAGAACAACTTTTACTTTGATCAGACAAATCTTTTTCTATTTTTTTAAATAATTTTTTTAAATCCTTTTCAGTTTGCTTAGTTTTTTCTGTGACACATTCTATGTGAGATTTGTTATAATCTTCATAATCTCTTTTGCAAAGAGGACAAAAGGCTTGTGAACTTTCTAAAGATTTAATTTCTTTTTGAACCTGAGAAATTTGTATTTCTAATTCTTGCTTTTCTTTCCAAAAAGACATTGATTTAGATTCACAATCTTTTAAGAGTTCTTCTAATTTTTTTATAGCCTTTTCTTTTTTAAAAATTTCTTCATCTAAATTCTTAATATTATCTTCTACATTAGAATAATTTGATATTTCTTCTATGCGAGAAAAATTGCCTTTAATTTTATCTTGTAATTGTTGTATTTTTGTCTTTTTAGAAAGTTCTGTCTTTTCGTACTGTTGCTGAAATACAGACAAATTTTTTTGTTTTTCAGAAAATTGAGAAAGAGTCAAATCATATGCTTTTTTGTTTTCATTATAATCTGATCTAATTTGTAAAAGCATTTCACCAAAAATGCCCAAACGCAAAATACCTTCTACAAATTTACGTTTGTCTACCTTTTTTTGAGCCATGAAAGGCAGAGTATTATTAGCAGACATAATAACTGCATTTTGAAATACCTCTTCCGTAGCACCTATAATTTCTTTAATAAGATCATCAGTCTTGGGCATGGATGATCGCGTAATATCTACTTCATTACATGTAAGAGACACTTTATTAGGATTAATAAATCGTGATAAAACATAACTGTCCGTTTTATCTGAAGATATTACATCAAATTCTAATACCACATTACTACTACCATCACATTGATCGTGTACAATTTGATCTCTTTTAATTTCACGCATGGTGTTACCAAATAAACACCAATATAAAGATTCTACAACTGTGCTTTTACCAACTCCATTCCTCCCACCCTCATCGCGGTTTTCTCCGGTAATTAAAGATATTCCAGACCTGAAATCTAAAATTAAAGGAGTTTCTCCTACAGAAAGAAAATTGGTTACAGAAATTCTTTTAAAGAAAACTTTTTTCACTTAATAAGATTAACATTTTATATTAAAAAATCAAATGTTAAAATAATTGTCTACAATGTTGTAGTTGTAACCGTGTACAAAATCTGTACCATTAAATGGTCTAGAAAACTCTTCATTTACCTGAGAAACCCAATCACGGTCATGACAGTGCCCCCAGTTTTTAACTTTACGAAGCATGTCTTCCTTAGATCTTACCCAAGAATAGTGATGTACCATAGATTTACCATCTAAACCAAAAATTAATTGCCTCTCTCCGTGGATAAAATTAGGCAAATGATGCATTTGGTCCCTTTCTTCTCTAACATTTATCTGCCAATTACAATATTTTTTCTTAAGAAGAAGTCCTTGAGCTTCTGTTTTAGTTGCTTGGTATATAGGTTCTCTAAAATACCAATAAGAAGTCAATTGAAACCCGTAGTCTGTATTTTTTATTTTTTCAAACCACGGGATAAAATTATCATCCGTTATTTCATCGCCGTCTACAAAATATAACCATTCATTTTGAGATAAGTCGGTGCCTAATTTTCTGCTGACATTGTGATAATACCCTTTATTATTTTTAATACCTTCCCATTCAAAAACTTTAACCCGGGCTAATGGATATTTTTTAATAATTTCTTTACTTTTTACCAATAAATTAAAATCTTCTTCTTCACCATTAAAAAGATGAGTACAAATAGGTATAATAATTTCATTACTAAATTTAGACAATTGTTTTAAATTGGCATCTAAAAATCTAAAGTCTATAGTACTATATTGTAGAATAGTGGATATCATAGTGGTATAAATTTTTAATATAATTTTTTACAGAAGATGGAGAATAATTTTGTTTCCAAGAATTATAAGAATTTAGAGAAGATTGCAATAATAAATCTGAATCATTTAATAAATTAGATATTAAATCTACAATTTCTTTTGGATTATTCCAGTCTACTTTGTAATAATCATTGTTAGAATATAACCAATTGTTAGGTAGGTTTTTACTTGCTAGGTTAACACAACCAAAATAAGTTGATTCAAAAAATCTAAAAGTCTCAGGTGTAATTTGTCCATCTAAAATTAAAGATATTTTTGTGTCATTTAAATTTTCTGAATATTTTAAGCTATTAGTAGAATTAGCTATTAAAACATTATAGGCTCTATCAGTGTTTCGATTGTTTAATTCCTGAATAATATGATTCAATATGTGAGGTCTAGATGTGTGCAAATTACCCTGAAATCCTATATCAAATTTTCTTTCAGATATTTTTTTAACAGGCAGAGGCACTATACCGTAACTGTATCCCATGGGTATTGGATACACTTTAAATTTTTCTTGCTCTGGTAATACGTAGTTTTTAAAAATTAAAACATTACCATCTGCATAGAGAGGCAGTGTATATCTTTCATCTGAAATAACAAAAATGATAGATTTTTCTTTATTAAAATTTTCTGGTAAAGATTCTAAATTATCAGTGAATAAAATATTGATACCATTAAAAAAAGAATCATCACTCATTTCTCTAAAAATAGAAGCAAAATAATGCCATTCTAAGATAGACTCTTGTTGAATTAATTTTCTTTTATCTAAAATAAGATTCATTGTAATAAATTTAAATAATTTTTTAAATGGTCTAATTTTCCGTGAAATCCAAAAGATTTAATAAAAAGAGAATCACTATTTATTAAATGTTCTATTGAAAATTGTTGACCCACTTGAAATGGTGAATATTTTAAATTTTTATTTTTTAATTCTCTTCTTTTGTATACAGACACAAAACAGTCTTCTTCTATAGAAGTATCATTATAATCTAAAAGAGAACATTCTTTTAAAAATTTTTTACTTCTCAAAGAAAATCCACCATTACCTACTATATTTAAATTAGAGGTTGCTGGAACTAAATTGCATTTATTTATTATATCTAATGTTAAAAAATCTGGCCACGGTGCACCGATATAATCATATTCTAAAAAAGAATCAGACCAAGAAAGGGGATTAACTACATAACCATCTGGCTGAACTGTTAAACAGTAATCAGTTTGTATAAAATTTGTTAATTCCTTTACACAAAAATAACTGTAACTATCAGAAGAATTTAAACCATTTACTATTTTTGTTTCTATACCCGGAAAAGAAACATTTCTATTGGTAATAAGTAACTTTGCTCCAAAATTAATTTCTCTACAGCTAAAATTTATAGCCTTTGCAGAATTCTCTGGGTCTCTACCATTAATGCTAACTATGGTGACATTGTTTAAATTTAACATATTTTATCAGCATATACTCCAGAAGGTATCCACTTTAAAAAATGATTTACCTCGCATGGAAATTTAGTTTGTTTTTGCATATCAACCCACTGATTGTATGCATTGGTATAGTTATAAAAATTTTCTTTAAAAATTAATTGCTCAGGAGTGGTGTAAGCATAGTGATCAAACATCCAACCTCTTTTAGATGTTGTTTTCTTTTCTACAATTCTATTTTCTTTTTTAAAAATTCTAGGTGGTTCATGACTTACAAAGTGAGTCGGTTCGTATATGGTCCACAAACGAACCCATTCTTCCGGATAATCTCCATAAGAATTTTCTGTAATTATTTTTAAATTATCACCTACAAAGTAATTACATTTAAATTTCATTGAATCAAAATCATAAAATTTAGATTTACAATTATATAATAAATCTTTTAGAACCGTTTCATCCCATATTTCATCAACATCAAATTCCATTAAAATAGAATTTGATACCTGTGGCATAAAGGCATTACACATTTCTATTTTACCATTCCAAGGATTATTTTTTCTTAAGATTGTAATGTTGGGATTGTTAATAGAATTTAAAAATTCATAGGTACCATCTGTACTACAAAAATTTGAATTATACCATTTTTTATCTGGTAAACTACACCAGCTAGTACAATTAACTGGTAAACTAACTCCTTCTACTATAAACCAATGATCAAAAACTTTAGGAATAATTTCCATTTGTCTTTTTATAAATGGCATACCATTTAAAACTATTGTAAAGGCTATGTTTTTTATAGTATTGTCCATTTGTTACGCAGTGTGGGTGTTGCTTTGGGAGGAGATCTTTTGATAAAGAATTTTTTATTAGATAAATTAAGTTGTTCTATTAAATTTGCTACACAACTATCATACATTATAAGATAATCTGCTTTTTCTAAAGCTAATGTCCAATCAAAAATAGATGTAGTTATTGGTTGAACGTGGTATATTGGTAAATTCTTAGGATTGTTAAAAGAAATATCTGCCCGACTATCTGAGCCCTCTAAATGAGCTAAAGAAAAATTGCCTTTTGTGTTTAAAAAGTTTAAAATGTTTTGTTCTCTTTCTGGAATACGATTAAAAGTTAATTTCCATTTTTCTGAAAAATCTACTTGAGCTAATTCATACCTAAATTCATCAAATGGTTTAGATTGAGACTGAAATTTTTTTGTATTTTCATTGTGCCAACAGTCTTGATTGGTAAAAGATAAATCTAAAGCTTTCCAATTATTTTCTTTAGCAAGATTTAAGCTTTCTGTTACACCTTTGTTAAAACTTACTGGTATAAATTTTACATAGTCTATATGATCTGTAAAATTTTGAATTAAAAAATCCCAGACTGGCCATATAACCTCATAACCCAAATCTGCATAATATTTGGCTATAGGTAAACATATAACTATATCACCTATTTTACCGGGTAAAATTATACAAAGGGAAGGTTTCACAAAATAAATTCTTTTAATTTAGAATTGTTTTTAGCCTCTGCAACATAATGTTTAATAATGTCTTTTTCATTGGGCTTAAAATTTAAAAATTGTCCAAAATCTGATCTATCTAGATAGGTACTATTGCATATATAGCCCCACCAATCAAAAAGAGGTTTAAGTTTATTATTTTTTTGATCTACATTAAAATGATAACATTCATCTCTTTCAAATGAAACTATTTCGTGCATGTAGTGGTAGGTAAGATATTCTGTACTTTCGTGTACATTGATGGAATTTAAATCCATAATAGCTGTATAAGCTACATCAAACTCTGGCCTACCTAATAACATGTCAGGAAAAAGATGTCTATGTTTAAACCACCAAGATTTATTAACTATCCAAGTATCAAATCCGGCTGGTTCCATACGAATAATTTGACTAGGTTGAGACAAATTATCTACTTCTAGTATATCTATACGAGATACTCCCAAAGCTTCTATTTCATTATTGTTAATATAATCTATTAATTTTTGAGAAAGAGTAATATCACTGTTACTAAAAACAAAAATCTCTTCAGATGCTTCTGCAGAAGCATCAAATAAATCTTTGATATAAGGGAGGGACTTTTTAGTTCCTAAGGTAGTATGAGAACCCCTGTCCAGAACATCTAAAATCTTTAATTTGTTGTAAGGAACTTTCTCATTTTTGTATTGTATTAAAGCACATTCTACATTTTGGTTTTTATTCTTTAATAAAGACATTTTTTCTATAGACAAATCTTGTCTTTTATAAGAAGAGAATGTATTAGTTGTTAATAAAATCTTTTTCATTTTATTTGATATGTAGATTTAAGATATTTTAAGGAATTTTTTAAATCTTCTATGGAGGGTTCTTGAATTTGATTAGTAAAAATGCCCCACTTTTTTATAAAATATTCAGCTCCATTTTTGACATTTTCATTGTAACCTGGTTTATTGGTGATAGAAGAATTGTTTAAGCTGTTGGGAATTTCTAAAACATAGTAGTTACTGTTTAACACATCCGGAAAATACCAAAAGGGAGGTGCTACTTTATTTTTAACTAAATTATAGGTAAAATCTACATGTTCAAAGGCATTAAAATAATTTTCATCAAACAATCCGTATTTGTTTACTAAATCAGCATGAATATATGTAAATCCAGCCTCTGCATTATGAAAAAAATCTAAACCATATTCAGAATTTGGATCTTTATAACTAGCTTTGAGGGTGTTTTCTGTACGAGTCAATCTTTCGTAAGCCAAATGATGTACGCCGTAATAATTTGCAGTGTTAATATAAACATCAAATACATCTGGATGAATAACAAGGTTGTCATCTTCAATTAAAAAAAGATGAGTACAACCTTTTTTTAAAAGATCTTTTAATATAAGATTTTTACTAAAAGAAACTCCGGCTTGTTTTTTAGTTAAAATTACAGTTTCTGCATCATCTGTTGAAGCATATTCAAAAGTACCATCATTAACTACAGTCAAATGATCTATTTTCTGTTTGGGTATAGAAAATAAAACTCTTTTATAATAATCTGGCCTATTATAGGTTAATAAACCTACTCCTATTTTAGCTTTCATTTTTAACTTTATTTTTTAAGAAAGTTATTACTTCTTGTTCTGGTACTTGAGGTACCTCTAGCATATGAACCCCATGAAGTTCTTTGAAAATGTTGCAAGCTTCATAAAAATTTTTCATCATGTCTTCTTGGTTTCTTACTACACTGTCAGATCCCATATTAGAAAGATTTTCTATCATGTCCCAGCTGCCGTAGATGTCTGCAAACCACCAAAAAGGTGTAGTAAATCCGTGTTTCCAAGCCCTGTATGTTAATTCTGGATGATCACCGTGTCCTTTATTAAATTTAAAATGATGTAATCCAATAGTTTGCAATGCTTGACGGGTATAAAAAGTTAAAGCCCCTAAAACATTAGGAGTCAATACAATAGAACAATTTTTATATTTGACTATTTTTCTATAAACTGGTTTTAAATCTGGTGTAAGATTTTCTTTTTGAGAAAAACCAAAATTAAAATGTTCTAATCCAGTTTCTAGACTAGCATTTATATAATGATTAAAAGTTTCTGGGTCTTTAATCATTATATCATCTTCTAATGTAAAAATATAATCACATCCTCTATTTAAGAGATGAGACATAGCTAAATTTTTACATTTTCCTACTTGTTTGCCTGTGGGGTTTTGTATTAAAGAACCTCGAATTTCTATTTCCTTAGATAAAACTTTACCGTCATTAACTATGACTAATTCATCTATATATTCAGGAATAGAACCTAGACATTTTTTTAAAAAGTCTTCTCTATTACATGTAATAATTCCTACACCGATTTTATTGCGCGCGTCTGGCATATTTTTCTTGTAATTTTTCTAAAGCTGCAAACATATCTTCTTTGCTAACTGGTTTAGGATCTGAATGTCCAGGAATATATCCGTGTAAATGTTGAAATAGTCCAAAAGATAAAGATATACCCTTTTCTAAATTTCTTGCTGGTATTTTTTGAACTTTAGATTCTGATTTATATAAACCAAAATTAACTATAGGATTATAAAAATGAGGCAAATACAATCCATTGTTTCTCATTCGTATAATGTAATCTAAAACATCTAAAATGTCTGTTTCATAAAACTGTTCGTTAAAATAACCACAATTTTTAATAATTCCAAAATGAATAAACAAAAAATTAGTATTCAATTCTGGTGAAACTTGAAGGGTTAATTTATGATCTTCATCTTCTACCTCTAGAACATTGCCACATGGCCCGGTCATGAACCATGTTCCAAAATTACTAGCCAAATTAATAGTATGATTAAAAATATTAACATCTGTTACAGCTAAATTAGAATTGATAAGAAAATAATACTTTAGGTCGGGGTTGGCTCTAAATTGAGATAGAGCATAATTCCTCATTGCAGCATAAGAGGTTTCTCGAGTAAATTTAAAATTTTTACCTTTAAGTTTGTTGTTAGTGCTAGAAACTGTGAAAATAGAATCTCTTAACGCTTCGGGTATAGAATTATAACAATTGTCATAATCTAATTGGGAGTGGTTATCTAAAATACCTATTGCGATACTCATATAGCTAATTTATGATAAAGCTCATTTAAGTAAAGGCACGTTTCATTTTTGTGTAAAATATCCAAAGCTTCTACAAAATCATTAATATTTTGAGGTATATCTATAGAATCATATTGACTGGTACCACTTGTAGATAAATTTAAAGTTTGATCAGTGTTTTGATAGTCTGTTCTAAAAAATTTCGGATTCAATTTTTGAATTTTAGCCGATAATAAAGATAATTTAGACGGTTCTAAATTAGAATCGATTACCAAACTAACCATATTATTAGGAATAATACTTTTAAGGGTAGTTGTAGACACCTCACCATTTAACAAAGAACTTAAAAGTATTTTTTGATGGGTAGGAGAAATGTTGTTTTCTATAAATTCTGTTTCATCATTTAGTAGATTTAAAATATACACTCCTCTAGTATCACCTGCATCACCAAAGTTTTGTTGATAGGGACTTCCAAGGTATAATATTTTTCCTTTACTATAATTCCTAAGACAAGGAGTGTGGAAGTGTCCGGTAATAATGAAAGGTGATTTGCTTAAGATGTCTGTAGATTCCCAACCATGATCGCACACTTTAAAAGAATTCATTTTAAAAGATGTTATTTCAAAATGTCCTACACAAATGTCTGATTGAGGAATGTTCGGTATATCTACACCCCACGGAATCATGGATAAAGTCTTATCTGAGTTAAAAATAGAAAAGACTTGAGGCTGTTTATCTACTAATACTATGTTATCCCAACCACCCAACATAGAAATAGAATTTATGTCTGTGCGGTCCTTGTAGTAACAATCGTGATTACCAGTAGAAATGTAAAGTTTAAATCCTTCAAATTTTTTAAAAAAACTTTGAGCTACACTTAAAGTGTTAACTGATATTTCATTACGATTGTGAAATATATCACCGGGTATTAAAATTTCTGAAATACCTCTTTTTTCATAAAAATCTACAACCCAGTCTGCAAATTCTAATATATTTTTGTGCCATATAGAGCTGTCTTGACCTAGACCTATATGAATGTCAGAAAATAAACCTACTTTAGGACCTTTAATTTGAATTTTATTCATTAATAAAAAGAATTGGGATTAACAGAAATGCGCTGTTGGTTGTTTTTGGTAATAGTGTTATAATTTTCTGAAAACATCATAAGTTCATTTTGATACTTTTCGTGAGTTTCTCTCATGTGTTTTTCTTTTTTAATTCTATTACGAAAAGCATTAAAAGCAATGCGAGTAAAATATGAGAAAGGACCTGCAGAAGCTGATGCTCCTTTTTGGTGATCATACTTTTTAGTTGTTAAAGCTTTAAACATTCTAATAATTCCATCTCCCACCATTTCTTCTCTAAACGTATAGTTAATAAAATTGGGAGCATAACTTAATTTGTTGGCTATATTGCTGATCATGGTTGCAAGATTGTCAGACATGTGTCCAGATTCATAATAATCTCCAATTTCTTTATCAAACTCTAAGGGATTAACATAATATCGATCTTTATCAGCCTTCTTTTTATTTTTAATTTTCTTTTTCTTTTTAATAGAATTTTCATACTCCTCATCTTCATAATCTTCGCCCTCTTCTGTTTCTTCTAAAATTTCTGCATCATCTAATTCCTCTTCCATTTCCTCTAATTCTGTTTCAGTGAATTCTTCACCCGCTAATTCCTCTAAATCACCTATCTCTTCTTCAAACTCAATTTCTTCAAAATCATCTTCTGGATCTTGAGATTTAAAATTAGTGGTGTTACGCGTGGATTTCTTTTTCGATGTATTCATATTTTTCTAAATTGTACATTTTTTTACGTTCTAAAACATGTTTAGATCCGTATTTGGTATTGTCTGCTATATCAAATATAGTAGCTTCAGTTTTAGTGTGATGCAACCTTAAGGCTCTTCCTATAGATTGCATAATTTTTATTTTAGCTTTACCTATAGTTGCAAAAATAATGTTGTGTAAATTAGGTATATTGATACCGGTACTAAAAATTTTAGAAATAGCTACCACAATTACATCACGACGTGCGTCCATTAAAGCTCTTATCTTTTCTCTATCTTCAACCTCTGTAGCTCCTTGAATAAAATAAACTGGTCTGTCTTTTAAATTAGCTGAGTTAGATAATTGTTCGTAAATTAAATTACCATGTTCTATTCTGTCTACCATTATTAGAGAATTTTCTTTTAGTTTTAATGTTAGATTAACTATGATTTCATTTCTTCTAGCATTATTTGTTAAAAATTCTAATTCCTGCTGATAAGCAAGAGCTGGCTGAGAAAAATCTACATCAAAATTTACAGCATTGTTATGTATAACATTTAAAATTATAATTTTAAATTTAGACACATAACTTTGTTCTTTGAGGGTGTGAGTTTTTTGTTCGTATGTTACGGGTCCTATTTTACCTATAATATTCCACTGATCTATTTTTTGAGAAGGCATTGTGCCTGTAAATCCAAATTTATGAATAGTAGGTACTAGTTTTAATACTTCATTAATACGATTACCTCTTTTGAGAGAGTGTACTTCATCTACTAAAAGTAATTCTACGTCTGCTAAAATAGAAAGATCAGTTTTGTCTGACATTAAAATTTGTGTGCCAGCTACAATTATATCAGAATCATAATTTAATTCGTTGGAACCAGACCATTTAGAAACATTTTTTAGACCATATTCTTCAAAATCAGATGCAGTTTGTTCAACAAGCTGTAGAGAAGGTACTAATACTAAAATTTTACCAGTTATTTGCTTCAAAGAACAAATTGTTTTTATAACACCAGCCATAATAAGAGTCTTTCCCCCGGCAGTGGGAATAATAGTAACTCCCCTTCCCTGACGTATAGCTGCTATAATACTTTGTTCTTGATAATCTCTATAATTTTTAGAGAGATTTGAAATAGAAAAATCTTTATTTAACGAAATAGTAGGATTAAAAATTTTCTTCAGGTCTTCGGGGACTTGAAAAGGTATATTAGACAATTGCAAGAACTCTAAAATTTCCCTTAGAAGACCTATTTCAAATTTACCTTGTGGGGTAATACTATAAAGCCTGGCGGGAATAAATCTTCCCGAATTTCTTCTATAAGATGGATTGGCTGTAGAGAAATTTTCCCTCACAACGTCAAGCTCTTCTGGTGGAGCTGATATTTGAGCTTGTTTATTTTTATTTATTAAGCTAAATGTCACCATTATGTCGTCTCCAGACGATTAATATCTATAATATTTTTAATATCATAGGTCATAGAACGAAAAATTTGTTCTACTTTTTCTAGATACTCAATTATAGTTTGAGTATCTTCAATTTCTTGATCTATTTTTTGTATAGTATCTGAGGCATCAATTTTCTTTTCTAAAGAAGCTTTAGGAATGCCAGGTGGAATATCATTTAAAGAAGATAATACAGCTGCTTTAGCTACTTTCTTCTTTCTTATTAAAGAATTTAAATGTCTCTTTTCAGTAATTAAACGAGCAACCCATTTATGTTTAATACCAGGCAACATTAATTGTTTTTGAAGAAGATTTAATTCATCTATTCTGGTATCCTCTTTTAATTCTTCACTTAAACGATTTAAGTCCAACATAAATATTTTAATAATAATCCTATATGTCTAACTTTTTTCAACTTTTAATAGAGCAAGTATTAGAAAATATGAACACCGCCGGAGCTGGTGGAGTATTTGGTGTAGCTAATGTATATGGCAACCCGGAAGCTTTTGGGCAAGAAAGTACCTATAAAACTATGGCTATAGCTGGTAAAGATGTGGTTAAGAAAGGAAAGAAAAAGGTGAAAAAGAAAAAAACACCCATAATTAGGAGAACATTCCCTGAAACAATATGGAAACCGGCCACTGGCAACTCAAAGAAGGAGTAGTATTAACTGAAGATACCTTTGGGTTTATATATGAAATACATAACATTAAGGAAAACAAATATTATATAGGCAAAAAACAATGTTTTTCTAAAGTTAAACGCAAACCTTTAAAAGGTAAAAAACGCAACAGGATAGACTTCAAAGAATCTGATTGGAAATTTTATACTAGTTCTTCTGATAAAGTCAACGAAGACATTTTACGGCTGGGTAAAGAACATTTTACTTTTACCATTATTAAAACTTGTGGTAGTAAATGGGAATTAGCTTATTTTGAAATAAAAGAACAAATTTTAAGGGATGTTTTATTCAAGCTGGAATATTACAATGGTATAATCAACGTAAGAATTGGTAGACCCCCTAAAAATTTTACCGTTGACAATTTTTAAAACTGACAGATTCTCTAAATATAATGAGAATTAAAGAAAGTTTAGTGGTTTACTTAGAACAAAGAATTATAGTTCTACCACTACACCTATATCTAGATACTCTATTAACTCGAGTAATAGATAGATTATCTGATTGGAATCTTTTAAACAAAAAGATCACCGGAAAAGAAAAATTTTTTAAATTTTTTGTTGAAAAAGAAATTCTAGACATTATTTTAGAAATTAAAATTGTATATAAAGAATTAAATTTAAAAATTCTTACAGTATATAAAGATTTTTCAGAATTTAAAAAACTTTCAGAATATTTTGAAGAAAATAATTTTGTATCAGAAGTAATTTCTAAAATTTGTAAAAAATTATTTAAAAATTATTTTAAAAAATTAAATTCAAATAATTTAAATTTTAAACCTTCTAACAAAATTTATAAAGGTTTAAATTGCGGAGATCCTACAGGTGAAGAAATAGAATTTTTAACTAAATTAAAGTAAACATGGACAAATACGTTATCTTTCATATAGATGGTGGAGCTGGTAAAAGTGTCATGGCTACGGCTATGTGTGAATCTATCAAAGCAGCCTACCCAAAACATAAACTAGTAGTCGTATCAGCTTGGGCTGAACCCTTTCTGCATAATCCACTAGTTCATAGAGTTTATAAAATGGGTAACTTTGCTTATTTTTATGATGATTACGTAAAAAACAAGGATTCTATCATTTTACGCACAGAACCCTACCATCACGGTGATTTTATTAATAATAAAAAACATTTAGTAGAGGTTTGGTGTGAACTTTTTAATATTCCATGTGTTACTACTAAACCAAAATTGCACCTCACACAAAGAGAACTTTTTCATGCTGCAAAAACTATTAATAAACAAGGTAAAATGTTAATTATGCAGCCATTTGGAGGAGCCCAAGGGCAAGAAACACAATATTCTTGGGCTAGAGATCTTCCACCTGCTTTTGCTCAGCTTTTGGTAGATGAATGTAAGGGTAAATTTGAAAAGATTTTACATTTTAGAAGAGACGATCAGCCAGCTCTTCAAAATACCATTCAAGTTACAGACAATTTAAGAAATTTATTTTGTTATGTGTACTTAGCAGACAAATTAATCTTGATAGATTCTTTAGTTCAACACATTGCAGCAGCTTTAGACAGACCGGCAGCTGTTGGTTGGATTTACAATTCTCCAAAAGTGTTTGGTCATAATTTACATACTAACATTTTGCCTTCACAACAAAAAGCTTTCAGACACAACATTGATAGTTATCTAGAAGAAGGAGATTGGGTGGGTAGAAGGATGTATGAATGTCCATATGATGATATAGATAACATTTTTGACAAAAAACCCTTCTTAGATTACATCAATCAAGAAGAAATTAATTTTGATAAACCGATTTAATATGTCAGATTTACTAAACCAACCAGAATATATAAATTTAAAAAGTTCTTTATTTGTAGATACCGTTAATCTTTTGATTAAAAAACATTCTCTAATAGAGATCATTGAAACCGGAGCCTTTAATGGCTTGGGTTCTACTAAGGTTTTTGCAGAAACTGGTTTAAATGTAATTTCTTTAGAAAGTTGTAAATCACATTATCAAGTAGCATCAAATAATTTAAAAAATTATTCTAATGTAAAGGTATTACATGCTTCGTCTTTGCCTATAAATGAAATGCGTAAATTTATAGAAGAAGATTCTGTTTATAAGTCTGAATTAGTTTTTACCAAGAAAATAAATGTTGACGGCGGGGAAAATGCCAAATCTTTTTATTTACAAGAGATTTGCGGTTTTGATGATGGATTACCTCCAGAAGAAAATAAACTGTGGGACTTAATAAACAATCATACTCGACAGTTAATATTTTTAGATTCTGCTGGGGGTGTAGGATATTTAGAGTTTCTACAGTTTATGAAATTAGATCCAGAAAAACTTAAAACAAAAGTTTTGTTAATGGATGATATTTTTCATGTTAAACATTATAGGTCTATAGTTAAATTAAAAAATGATTATTTTTATCCGGTGATTTCATCAGACAGAAGGTTTGCTTATTGTGAATTTATACCTTTAGATGACAACACCAACCATATTCTTTAATTCTTCTCTTCCACGATCTGGAAGTACTTTGTTGCAAAATATTTTAGGTCAAAATCCTAATTTTTATGTAACACCTACTAGTGGAGTTTTAGAATTATTGTACGGTGCTCAACTTAATTTTTCTAAGTCTATAGAATTTAAAGCCCAAGATTTTAATACAGTCTCTACAGCATTTAAAAATTTCTGCAAAGCTGGTCTAGAAGGTTATTTTAGAGCCATTACAAATAAAAAATATGTAATAGATAAAAGTAGAGGCTGGGCTATAAATTACAATTTTTTAAATTCATTTTATCCCAATCCGAAGATAATTTGTTTGGTAAGAGATTTAAGAAGCATACTAGCTTCTATGGAAAAAATAGAAAGAGAAAATTCTATTCTTAATCCAGATAACAAAAATTACTTAGAATTAAAAGGTACTACTACAATAAAAAGAGTAGAGCAAAACCTTTCTAAACCTCCTATTGGATTGTCTATTAATCGAATATTTGACATAATAAATCAACCCTTTAGAGATAAAATTTTGTTTATTAAATTTGAGGATTTAACATCTAATCCTAAAAATACATTAAAAAATATCTATAATTTTTTAAAGATAGAAAATTTTGAGCACAATTTTTCTTTAGTAGATCAAATTACGTTTGAAGATGATGAAGTTTTTGGTATAAGAAATTTACACACTATAAAAAAAGAAGTTTTACCAATTGCTAATTATTACAATGAAATTTTAGGTGAATCTTTGTCTAATACTATCTATAATAATTTTAAGTGGTATTTTGATTTTTTTAATTATGAGCAATGAAAAAGATTTAGACGCAGAAAGTCTAAAAATAGTTGGTAAATTAGGTTTGATTAAAATGCAAGACGGAGAAGTCTGGTTACCTTGTTTTAGAGATGTAGAAAATCACGAATTTGACGCAACCACAGTAGCAGCTATGATGTATCTAGTATATGAAAGATACACTTCTCATGTTCCAGACAATGCTCAAATAGAATTTACCAAGGATGTAATGAAATATTTTAAAAATATGTTAGAAGTAGGTTCTAATTATTTGCTACAAGTAAACGATAAATAACTATATGAACAGACGAGACTTCATTTACAGTGGGCTTGTAGGTGGTTTAGGTTTAACCATGGGTGAATACTTCAAACTTCAAGCTCAATCCCCCCAAAATTTGTCTGCAAAGGCTCAATCGGTAATTCATATCTTTTTACCCGGCGGTGCTGCAGCCCAAGAAACCTGGGACCCCCATCCCAATGCTCCTATTGAGTATAGGGGTCCACTTGGAACGGTTAAAACTGCTATTCCTGGAGTACATTTTTCCGAGTATTTTAAACATACAGCCAAGATTGCAGACAAATTAACCGTTGTTCGCTCCATGACTCATGGTGAAGCTGCACACGAAAGAGGTACTATATCTATGTTTACAGGATACCGTCCTTCACCAGCTTTGGAGTATCCTTCGTTTGGTTCAGTTGTAGCTCATGAACTTAAAGATAGAAATAGTTTGCCGGCTTATGTTTGTGTGCCACAAAAACTTTCAGATCCAGCAGACACTGGATATCTCAGCAAAGCTTACGGACCTTTTAGTTTAGGATCTGATCCAGCATCTGAAAAATTCAAGGTAAGAGATTTAAATTTACCAGAAGGAATAGATACAGCTCGCTTTGAAAAAAGAAGAAGTATTCTAGATACAGTAGATAGCCACTTTAAGTACATGGAAGCTAATGATAATGTAGCTGCTATGGATGAATTTTATCAAAAAGCTTATGCTATGATTTCTTCACCCCATGCTAGAGAAGCTTTTGATTTGCAAAAAGAATCCGATAAAATGAAAAATTCTTACGGCTTGAACCAAGCTGGTCAACGTTTACTCATGGCCCGCAGATTAGTAGAAGCCGGAGTACGATTTGTGTCCGTAACTTATGGAGGTTGGGATATGCATACTAATATCGCTGGCGGAATTAGTAAACAACTTCCATTTTTTGATCAAGCATATGCAGCTTTGATTACAGACTTAGAGCAAAGAGGAATGTTAGATTCTACTCTTGTAATGGTTAGCTCTGAGTTTGGCAGGACACCTAAGATTAACAAAGATGCAGGCCGCGATCACTGGCCCAGAGTGTTCTCTGTAGCATTTGCAGGTGGAGGATTTAAGAAAGGATTGATTTACGGTTCTTCAGATGCTACCGGAGCAGATGTAGAAGAGAATCCAGTTTCTGTAGAAAACCTTGCAGCAACTATGTATACCCAATTAGGCATAGATCCAGATAAACATTTGATGGCTCCTGGTGGGCGTCCCTCTGCTATAGTTAAAGACGGAAAGGTTATAACAGATCTTTTGGCTTAATTTAACTCAAATCATGAATAGAATAACTATTATTCAAGACCTTATAAATAAATACAAATATACTAGTTATTTAGAAATAGGAATATTTAACAAAGATTGCTTTAATGCTGTAAATTGTACTGAAAAAACTGGAGTAGATCCAGGAGTCAGCTCTTGTTCTTATAACCCACCAGATAAAGGATATCAACTAACCTCAGATGAGTTTTTTTCTTCTTTAAGTTCTGATGTTAAATATGATATTATTTTTATAGATGGCCTTCATACAGAAGAACAAGTAGATAGAGATTTGGCTAATTGTATTAAACATTTATCTGAAAACGGAACAATAGTTTTACACGATTGCAGCCCAGACACCGAAGCATTAGAAGATCCACATTGGTGTGGTACAGTGTGGAAAAGTGTGTACAAATTTCGCAAAAATCAAAAAGATTATGAAGGATTTGTAGTAAATGTTGATCACGGATGTGGAGTAATTCAAAAAAAGAAATCCACCTTTTCTTGTAATCTAGAAGACAGTGTTTTGTCGTATAGTTTTCTGAACAATAATAGAAAAGAAGTATTAAACCTTAAAACACCTGAAGAGTTTGAAGCTTTGATCTTAGATTGATTCAATGATTCCAGTGTCGAATAATTCCTGCCACAATAAAAAAGTTTGTTATTACATAAACCAAAACAATAGCAGTTCTTATAATAGCAACTTTATCTGAAACACTGTCACTATTACTTGCCTTTTCACCTAAAGCTTTAGACCAAATGTACCAAAAATTCTTCATTGAATTATTATACAAATTTAATTATAAATAACAACATATTATGAAAGATTGTGGATACCACCCCTCTGAACCAACAACTCGAAGAGAATTTTTAACTAGCTTTGGAAGCGGTATAGGAGGATTAGCATTGGCCTCTCTGTATGGAATAAATCCCCATACAGCAGAAGCTATTTCTCCTACCCTTCCCAAACAGTCTCATTTTCCAGTTAAAGCTAAGTCTATCATTCATCTATTTGCAGGTGGAGCACCTTCTAGTGTTGATACGTTTGACTATAAACCAGAACTTCAGAAAAATAATGGCAAGAAAATGGAACACGGGGAACTACTAGCATCTCCATTTCAATTTAATAAAAGTGGTAAATCAGGAATAGAAATCTCAGAAGTGTGGTCTGAATTAAGCAAACATGCAGATCATATGGCAATTATTAATTCTATGTTTGCAGAAATTCCTGATCACGGCATTGCTGCTAAAGTAATGCACACGGGAAGTGCTCAATTGCCTAAACCTAGCTTAGGTAGTTGGATTGTGTATGGTCTGGGAACCGTAAATCAAAACATGCCTGGTTTTATTAGCTTAAATGGCTCCTCGGTATCGAGACAAAGTGCATTTTTACCAGGCATGTTCCAAGGCAGCAATGTAGATTATCGCCCAGGAGCCACGGCTGATCAATTAATTAACAATATTAGAAGCCAATTTTCCGGCTTAGACCGTCAACGTCGTCAATTAGACTTTTCTAAGACCATAAACGAAATTCACATGCAAAATGTTCAGCGTGATGCTCAATTTGAGGCACGCATAGAAGCGTTTGAAACTGCATTTAAAATGCAAACAGAAGCAACAGATGTTTTTGATTTAACCAAAGAACCGGAAAACATTAAAGAAATGTACGGCGTCAATCCAAACGGAGCACGTTTGTTAATTGCTAGACGGTTAGTAGAGCGAGGAGTGCGCTTTGTTCAGGTAAACATTGGTGGTTATGATCACCACGAAAATATTAAAGAAGCAATGCCCAGGACTACTAAGACCCATGATCAAGCCATTGCGGCTCTTATTACAGATCTCAAGCAAAGAGGCTTGTTAGACTCTACGTTAATTGTTTGGGGTGGAGAATTTGGTCGTACGGTTACAGCAGGAGGTTCAGCAGGTGCTCCGGGAAGAGACCACAATGGCAAAGCATTTAGTGTCTGGATGGCTGGTGGTGGAGTTAAAGGTGGTCAAAGATATGGTGAAACAGATGAAACTGGTGGCAAGGCTGAAAAAGATAAGGTACATGTTCATGATTTACATGCTACCATTCTCCAATTAATGGGATTTGATCACACTAAGCTCACATATTCATACAACGGCAGACCCTTTCGCCTCACAGATGTTTATGGAAACGTAATTAAAGAAATTACAGGTTAATTTATACAAATATTTCAGTTAAAAAATTTAACCATTTTTCATAATGGTGAGCCAAATCTTCTAAATTATTTGTTTCAAACAATCTTTTGGAATATTGTTTGTAAAAATCTGGATGTGGACCCCCCTTTTTCCACCTTTTTTCCATAGCTGGGTAGAAAAAAGCTAAAGACACAAAGGTTTTCTCTGCTAGTTCTAAACCCCTATCATCTAAAATATAAGGTAGAGGATTGGGTTCTACTATTCTTCGATGAATTATTACAGCTACATTTTGAGATTCATGTAGGTTAGAGGCAAATTTGGCAGTGGCACATATTAACATTAATATGTCTAAAGGTTTTTGAGACAAAAATTCTGATTGTTTTTCTAAAATTTTATTCCCAAATGCTTCATAGAAAGATTCTCTAGCATTAGGATCTTCTTTGTATAGATCTCTTATTAAAGATACAGCCTTAGGTGTATATAATTGCTCTATTAGACTTTTCATACACGTAAATATAATTACTCAGTATGAAACCCTCTTCTTTTAATTCTATTTTAGAAAAATATAACAAAATTTACAGCAAAGAATTTCCGTATACAACAAAATTTGATACAGTTTTGTCAGATTTCTTATTAGAACAAGAGGCTCCTCAGGTTCCAGCTCCGGCACCTTCTGGACCACCCCAGCAGTCTTTAGAGCCAAATCTAGCTCCTCCTCCTCCTCCTTCTCCAACTCCAGATTCTTCATCCAGTGCGAATAAAAAAACAGAATTACCAAAAGAAGATTTAATAACTAATGTTAAATTAATAAAAATATCTGTAGCTTGTCTTTACACAGATATAGATAGTATTTTAGAAAAATATCCCGAAGCTCGGAAAATGCGTAACCGATTACAAATGTTGAATCCAAATTCTTCTTCTGATAATGCAGAAATATTAAAGCTCATATATGCCCTCATAAGAAAGAGTAACCCACCCAAAAACATTAAGGATGAAGAAGAATTTACTACAGACGAAATCAAAGATTACGGAAGTGTAGCATTATTAAATTTGGCCTACAAAGCAATATTGACTCCAAAAAAAGATTTAGATACTACAGTTTCTGATATGATAGCTGATGTCACAACAGATTATAAAAAAATCGAAACTCTTTTACAAAGTGGTGCTGCAGATTTAATGGAAATAGAAAAAATGTCTGAAGATATTACTAATAAAATTCAGGAAATAGTTTCTCAAACAGAGTTGACAGATGCCTCTTTATAGGTAAAATCCTTAAATGGAAAAAGAATACACGATTAAATTATCTAAAAAAGATATACAAGTTATTTTAGAAGGATTATTATTTTCTTCTAGTGAAGATGTTTGTTTACACTCCTACAAGGAAGATATAGACTATATTAGTAATTTGGCTATAAAATTAAGACAACAATTTCAAAATGTGCCAGTTACAAATGCCTATACCATATCAAATGACAATTTGTGGTCTACAAGTAATTTATCTAAAAAATATACCGAGTATTTTCCAGAATTGCTATTAAATTAATATTATGAAAATAGCAGTTGTAGGTACACAGTGTATTGGTAAGAGCACATATGTAAAAGACTTTCTCCAGAAATGGAGCATGTATTCTACTCCAGAAAAGACTTATAGAGACTTAATTAAAGAAAAAAATATTCCTATTAATCGATTAGGATCAGAAGAATCACAACAAATTATTTTAGACTTTTTAGTAGATCAAGCCACACAATATTCAAAATCAGATAATATTATTTTTGATAGATGTGTATTAGACAATTTAGTGTATTCTTCTTGGCTTCATCTTCACGATAAAGTGTCTGAAAAATTTTTAGATAACTGTCGTTTAATTGTTAAAGAATCTTTAAAACTTTTTGATATCATTTTCTTTTTACCAATCACTAAAGCCTCTCCGGTTAATCTAGTAGAAGATGGTGTAAGAGATACGGATCCTATTTACAGAGAAGAAATAGACAACATTTTTAAAGCCTTTATGCAATCTTATGTTCACGGAGATGGTAGAATCTTTCCTAAAGTAGATTCACCTGCTTTTATAGAGATTTTTGGAACACCAGAACAACGTATAGCTTTAACAAATTTATATATTACAGATTTAGGACACGCTTATGGAGAGAAAGAAAGTTTACTTTCTGACATATGGACTCCATAAATAAAATATATGAGTTTATTTGACAATATTTGCGAAAGTACTTTAGAAGAAATGGCTGCTCCTAAACGAGGTGGAGTAGGTATTCCCGGTGAAGTTTTAAAATCTCCAGCATTTGCTAGTAAAGAAAAGTTTGGTGGACAAGCTGGAAAATATACAGGAGCACAAATGCTTCAATATCTAGGAGAATTTTTAAAAGACAGAGCCAATTCTGAAATAGATTATCAGGAATTAAAAGATTCTATTAGAACTTTTCTTAGAAATAGAGGATTTGGAGGTACTGCAGCAGAATATTGGACTAGAACCCTTAGCCAGACTATCTTTGATTTCGGATTTAAACCAGAAAAACCTTCAGAAGTAAATGATGGTCAAGGTGAACCAGAAGAATTTGAAGATTCAGAAGTTCCAGAAATTACAGATTCACCAGAATCTAGTACAGAAGAAGCTCCAGAAGCCTCCGAAGAGCCAGAATCAAAAGAATCAGAACCAGAACCAAAGGCTTCCGGAGAATTTTCTGATACAGAAGGAGCCGAATTAGACCTTACTGATTTGCAGCAAACTTTATTAGATCTTATTGAAGCAGAAGGTCCATTAGAAAACAATGAATTAGTGTCTAAAATAGATAGATCTTTAATCCCCTCTCAGCATTCTGAATCTGATGCTTCTATTAAATCTTATTTAAGAAGTATCGCAGCAGAATTGGGCAGAAAAGGATTAGTTAAGAGAACAGATGAAGGGTGGATAGCAGTTCCACGTTCTGCCTCTGGTTCTACTTTAGATGAATTAGGTGATGAAGAGGATGCAGCAGCAGATTTAGACCGTGCTCAACAAGCTGAATTATCAAGGTTACAAAGAATGTCTATGGGTGGTATGACAGCTAGATCTCCTTTAGAAGATAGTGTAGATTTTAAAAACATTTATTCAAATATTTTTAAATCTAAGAGCTTGATTCAAGAATAAAATTACTATATACTGCTTTTATGAGGCAGTTACCAGGTCAGTATGTATTAAGCAAATTTTATACATATGCCGGAGAACCGGTTTTTCGTAAATTTGACGGTACATATAATGCTTCTTGCAACATTTGCAGAGAAGGTAGAAGTTGGTTGAAAAAGAAAAGACTCTTTTTTTATCCATCTACTAATACTTTTTATTGTTTTAATTGTTCTAAATCATGGAATGCTTTGAGTTGGATTCAAGCTTCCAGTGGTTTAACTAGACAAGAAATAGAATTAGAGATTCAAAACAAGGAGAGTGGTTTTGATCTGTCTAGACAAATGAATTCTTTTGGCAAGAATAACAAAAAAGAGAAGCCGCTCCTTCCTTACGATTCAATAAATCTTCTAGATAATCAACAATATCAGCATTACAAGAATAACCCTTATTACATCCAAGCTTTAGATTATCTAAAAGAAAGAAAATTAGACACAGCAATTAATAGAAGTTCTTCTTATTATATTAGTTTAACAGATCACTTTCATAAAAACCGTTTATGTATACCTTATTTGAGCAGAGATCGTAAAATTTTATTCTATCAAACCAGAGCATTAGATGGTTCAGAACCTCGTTATCTTAATAAAATTGGATATGACAAGACTTGTTTTGGTTTAGAAAGAATAGATACCAATTTAGATTATATTTTTATATTTGAAGGCCCGATAGACGCGATGTTTGTAAAAAACGGTGTATGCTTAGCTGGACTAACTATGAATGATACTCAGAAAAAACAATTATCAGAGTTCACCTTTCATGAAAAGATATGGGTTTTAGACAATCCACAGAAAGATCAAGCTTCTAAAGATAAAATTTTAGAGTTAATACAGGCAAAACAAAAGGTATTCCGTTGGCCGACTAACAGTCCATATAAAGATTTCAATGAATGGGCTGTTAAAGAAGGAACAAACGAAATACCTTATGATTTTATATTAAAATCTTTATATGTTTAGACTATCCAGCAGCACCAGTAGCCACTAAAGCTTCTGTATCTCTTTGTTTCTTGGGAGCCAAATTAATAAATCCATCTAAAGTTTGCTTCAATTTAGCAATTTCTCCAGCTACACGAGTAATACCATCAGAAGTTTTTCTTGTAATACCTTTAACTAAAGAACCGGGTCTGTCAAAGTCTGCTAACAGTTTATGTAAAGATTGAGATTTAGGGTCATTTAAGAAATGGACAAACTGATCTAGCTTAGTTGACCATTCTTGAACAGAAGAAATAGCATCTGCCAGTGCTTGTGGGTCTACACCTTGAATATCAAACTCACCTTCTGGAGTACTCGGCTCCATAGCCCCTTCAAAATCCTCTTTATTTTTTTCTGGTGTAAAATCTTCCGGTGCTTGAGGGGGTAATTCATCTGCCTCTTTTACCAAACATTTAAGAAAACTTTTAATAAAAGGTGTTGAAGCCTCTTCTTGAACATTACTTTGCATGTTTTTCAGTAAACGAGACACCTCATTTAATGAATCAATATTTTTTTTAGATGATTTAGCTAGAGTTTTCATTAGAATATACTATATTTACCGTATGAATGTGGAAAATTCTCCGAAGTCTTGTCTAGTGTTATACAGTGGAGGTATGGATAGTACCGTAGTTTTACATCATGCCTTGAAAAAATATGAGTTAGTTCAGGCAATTTCTTTTGATTACAACCAAAGACACGGTAGAGAATTAAGATTAGCACAGCAGTATGCTTTGAATTTTAACAAACAAGCAGGTTCAGAAAGAATTAAACATACATTTATAGATTTAACGTCAATCGGAGCAGCTCTAGTAGACAGTTCTTTGACCAATTTAGACCTAGATGTTCCAAAAATGAGAGATGTTATAGGAGATCCTCAAACATCAGCATATGTACCCAATCGTAATATGATGTTTTTATCAATAGCAGCATCTTTAGCAGAGAGTGCAAAAGCAGATACGATCTTTTATGGTGCAGCAAAAGCAGATGATACTTCGGGTTATTGGGATTGTACTCAAGAATTTAGAAGCTTATTAAACCAAATCCTAAGCCTCAATCGTAGAAATTTAATTCAAATAGAAGCACCTCTTATAGACTTAGATAAAAAGCAAATCATAGAATATGGGTTAGAATTAGGTGTAGATTTTTCAAAAACACACACTTGTTACAATAGTTATGGTACAGATTTAGCATGTGGAGAATGCCCTTCTTGTTCAGCCCGCATAGCTGGATGGATTCAAGCAGGTAAAATAGATCCAATCAAATACTCCAGAGAAATAGATTGGCAAAAATATAATTGTGAATTAATATAATTGTATGTGTGGAATTGCAGGCAGTTCAGATTTAGAGAAGGCATATACTCTTTACAAATTAAATTTAAAAAGAGGGTCTCACTCATCTGGGTTTATGGCTTTATCCTTTCAAGAAGATAAAGAATGTATTAGTTTAGTAGAAAAAGCTAAAGGAATTTTTAATTTAAATCTTTTAAAACAAAGAATTAAAGATTTAGATAATGTTTGTAATTTTTCTTACTTTGCATTTCATTCAAGAGCACCTACCAATTCTACAGAAACTATCTGGAAAGAATCTCACACACATCCATTTAACAATGATTCGTATTATGTAGCTCATAATGGTATTATTTCTAACTTTAAATCTTTTCCAGAACACTCTTCATTTGAAGTAGATTCATCTATTATTCCTTATCTTTTAACAAAAAACCATAATATATCTCAAACATATTCCAAGCTGCAAGGATTGCTTACTAGTTGGGTTTTTACTGGTAAGAAATTTTATGTAGTTAAAGCTGGAAGCTCTTTGTGGGTAGAAAAAGACAGCTTTAGCTCTTCAGAATTTGAAAATGCAGAAAGAATAAAAGAAGACGGAGTAATTTTAGAATTAAAAGATAATTTCTTGACAGTCAAAGACTCTTTTAAATACACAAATCCTTATTTTATATGAAATATCAAAAAGACCAAAAAAAAGCTTTAGTTTTAGGAGCCGGTGGTTTTATCGGTTCTCATTTAGTTAACCGTTTAAAACAAGAAGGTTATTGGGTTAGAGCAGCAGATTTAAAACATCCAGAATTTTGTGATTCATCTGCAGATGAATTTGTAATTTGTGATTTACGTGATCGAGAAAAGACTTCTCTTTTGTTTTTAGCACCAGAACAACATTCTTTATCAGAAAAAGAAAATGCTTTTGATGAAGTATATCAGTTAGCAGCAGATATGGGAGGAGCTGGATATATTTTTACTGGTGAAAACGATGCAGACTTAATGACTAATTCTGCTACTATTAATTTAAATGTAGCAGAATTGAGTGTCAAATTCAATGTTAAGAAGGTATTTTATTCTAGCAGTGCTTGCATGTATCCAGCATACAATCAAGAAGATCCATCTAATCCTAATTGCAAAGAATCTTCTGCATATCCTGCAGCACCAGACAGTGAGTATGGCTGGGAAAAATTATTTAGTGAACGTTTATATCTAAGTTATGCACGTAATAAAGGATTAAATGTTAGAATAGCAAGATTTCATAACATCTTTGGACCGTTTGGCACTTGGAAAGGCGGCAAAGAAAAAGCACCGGCTGCTATTTGCCGTAAAGTATTAAGTGCACCTACTTCTTCTGAAATTGAAATTTGGGGTGATGGAAAACAAACTAGATCTTTTTTATACATTGATGAATGTATTGAAGGGGTGAGAAGGTTAATGGAATCGGATTTCTCTGAACCAGTTAACATAGGTTCAGATGAAATGGTTTCAATTAATGAATTAGTAGATCTGGCGTGTAATTTTGAAGGCAAAAAATTAACCAAGAAACATATAGCCGGACCAACCGGTGTAAGGGGTAGAAATTCTGATAATACGCTTATTTTTGAAAAATTAAATTGGAAACCTACACAACCTTTAGTAGAAGGTTTAGCAGTCACTTATCAATGGATTAAAAGTCAATTAGCTTCTGTATGAAACAAGTAGTAATAGTATCAGCAACTCAATCTAAAACTTTAGAAGAATTTTATAATTGTCCTCTTTATAAAAGTCTTTACAAATTAGACTTATTGTATAGTGATGGGCAAAAATTATTTGATTTTAAAATAACTAAAGACAATAAAACTGGTTTGTCCAAAGTTTATAATTCTTATTTAAATAATCTGGAACACAAAAATAAAATTCTTTTATTTGTTCATGATGATGTAGAGATAAATGATTTTTATTTAGTAGAAAAATTAAATGAATCTCCTTATGTTGTGACTGGATTAGCCGGTGCTAAGAAAATAGACCTCAACAAACCAACAGCATGGCATTTAATGAGTAACAGAGAAGATTGGGTAGGAGAAGTATCTCACATAGCTGATGGAAATGAATGGACTTCAGTTTTTGGACCTACTAAAAGCAGAGCTTTGGTAATAGATGGTCTTTTTATAGCTGTAGATGTAGACAAAGCTTTTGAGAAGGGTTTAAATTTTGACGAAGACTTTGATTTTCATCATTATGATTTGTCTTTTTGTTTACGCTGCAATGAAAAGAAAGCATCTGTGGGAGTATTACCTATTAAAGTAACACATCATGGTTTAGGTGATAGCATGAATACCCCAGAATGGCATTCTAGTGCCATAAAATTTAGAGAAAAATTCAACAAATAATTTATTATAAACATATGAGTTACGTAAAAGAAGATTATGACGGTTCTTTAATACATCAAAGATTTGCCTATAAATTAGTACACAAAGATATAGGCAATTCTCCTTTAGGATTTTTATATATTACTAGAGGTGTAATGAATGTGACAGACAATCTGATAGATCTAGAAGATAAAATTAATAATGATTTTATCTATTCAGATGATGCATTAAATTTTTGTTGGGAAATTCCTAACATGAACCCAATCGGAGCAGTATTTTTTCAAAGACTTTTTGTTCAGGAAATAGCAAATTTGCTACGAAAAAAGACATACGGCCTTTATGATGTAGAGGTAAGAGGTGATGATTTAATGTTAAAAAAGAGTGGTATGGAAACCTTTGGTAAAGCTAGTGTTAGTATTACCAAAGTCTCAGAAAATGTAGCTTTGGGTCATTTAGGAATTAATATTTCAGCAGGTCCTAAAGCACCTTCCTTTGCATTTTCTTTATTTTTATCAGAAGCAGATACAAAATCATTCGCAGAAGACGTTAAAGCTATCTTTGAAAACATTTTAAAAGATTGTTTCATAGCTACCACAAAAGTAATTTAATGACTAAAAAACCTAAAGACGATTTGTTTCCATACCTTAATTGGTTAATTAAAAAAAATAATATTCAACCATCATCTAATGTGCCATCTAGCTTTATTGTGAATAGGTGGCTTTCTATGTTAGATGATAGTTATGCTCAAATTATTAATGTCACTGTAAACAGATGGCTCAAGCACACTTGTTTAAACAAATATCCAGAATGTGTTGGATATTTTTACAGAACAATATTGCCCAAAGTAAATAAAAAATTTTCTTACATCAAAAAACAAAGCAAAGAAAATTTAGAACAAGAAGAATTAACAAATTACGCATCTAGTATGGAGATTTCACAAAAAGAATTATTGGTTTATAATCAACTCCTTGAAGATTTCAACATTAAAATTAAATAACATAGTATGATAGATAGGCCTACAAATTTAGAAGACAGAATTGGTGGAAAAATCCAAGTAGAACATTATCAAGGAAATGCCTTTGAATTAGAAGATTGGCAATTAGAAAAAGTCCTAGACAATATCTTAATGGTCCAGTACGTAGATATTAACGAAGAAGGTACAGAAGTAAAAAGAGGTAGTATTTGGGTGCCATTGGGAGCTGTACAACATACTTGGAGAATTGGTAGAGTAGTTTTAAGTGGACCTGACTGTAAGACTGTAAAACAAGGAGATTTTATTGTATTTCCCAATGATAGAGGATTACAAGTATCTAATTTAAATGGTCTTAAAAACATTGTCTTCTTAAATGAAGATAGAATTTTTGGAGTTTGTTCTCCTAAAACAACCAAGTGAGCTTATCAGTTAATGGGTTAAAACAACTATTGTCTAAAAATGTAGTAGAGTTAAGATTTACTCGACGTATGCAACGAGCAAACAGACCTACTACTAGACGTATGCTGTGTTCTTTAAATTTAGAAATTTTAAATTCTCCAATGGGATTAAAATTTTTAAATTTTAGATTACCCACTAACTCACCTGCTTACAATTTTGAATCTTATAATCTTTTAGCTGTGTATGATATTTTCATGCAAGACTGGAGGGCCGTACCAGCGGGCAATGCTAGTGTGGTTCAGGTTTTAGCCAGTACACCAGAAGAATTTTGGAAATATTTTTCTGAAATTTTAATTAAAATGTCAGCACAAGAAAAAGCTCAATTTATGGATAAATGAATATTAATGGATCTACCTTAGAAGAAGCATGTAAATTTTTGCTTCAAAAAAATGTAACGTTGGAATTTAACAACAAAACCTATAAACAAGGTAGACTTATTCTTTTTTATCAAAAGAATTTTTATATTTCATTTATTATTAATTCATCTAAAAGAGACAAAGATAAAATAGAAATACCTATTCCTTATGATATTGAATTTTATCCAGATGAAGGATTAGTTTATTTTGATTATAGGATTAAAACCTTAGCAAAATTGGCACCGGAAATAGAACATTATTTAAAAGTTTACGCAACCAAGGTAGCTAATAACAAATTTTGGGATAGTATATTAACTATTAATTGCCATGAGTAAAACTATTTTATTTTTTAGTGCGTTTTCGGGTATATTTTACCATTTACCAGAATCTGATGTTAAATTAATGGGGCTTGGACAATTACCCCTTAAAAAACAACCCAAAAATAATTGCAAGAAATGTAGTGCAAGAGGCTTTACAGGCAGAGATACTAATACTCTATTCTACCTTACCTGTACCTGTGTACAAAAAGAACTTAACCTAGAACTTCTCAAAGAAATTGAAGACAAACACATTCCTAAGCAACTTCCCGGGCAACAACCCCTGGCCTCAACAAATTGAGGCTTTACAAAAAGCAGAACATTACTTTAATTTAGGAAAAAAATATGTAATCCTTAGATTACCTACAGGATCTGGCAAGTCTCACATAGCAACTTCTATTGCTAGGTCTTCAGACAGTATTAATTCAGAGCTTTCAACTTTGTTAAATACGTACGAGGCATTTAAAAAAGACAATTCTGGAAATTGGATGCATTCTTCAAAATTTGAAGCAGCATCTCCCTTCGGTGCAGCTATCCTTACAGTTACAAGGTCTTTGCAAAATCAATATATAGAATTGTTTCCAGAACAAATAGCAGCTAAAGGCAAAAACAATTACAATTGTGACATAGATAAAAACGTTACAGTAGATTTTGCACCTTGTTTATTTACACCTGGTTTAAAACAAGAATGCTTTGATGCTAATAGATGTCCGTATTTTAAATCTCGCAAAGATGCATTAACATCCAAAGATCCAGTCTTAAATTATAAAGCATTTTTTAATCTTCCTAATTTTCTTCAGAAAAGACAATATCTCATTTTTGATGAAGCTGACAAATTGGAAAGTGAGCTTGTAGGACAATACAGCATAGTTATTAACTATTCTCAGCTTGCATCAGAAGAAATACCATTCACCAAATTAACTTCAGATTCGTCAATAGAAGCAGGTCTTTGGTTAAGTGAATTATTTTTACACATTAAAGAAAGAGTAGCAGAGCTTAAACATAAAGTGTCTTTAATGGTAGGTAAAAATTACAAATCAAACGGCATTCTTTTTAAGCAAATGCAGAGACTCGGAAAGTTGAACAACTTGTACAACTCAATGATGGATGTAGTATTAAACTGGAGAGATTGTCAGTATCTAGTAGAGAACCGCACAGCCAAAGAAGTAACCTTAGTACCATATGACATTAAACCTTTAGCAAAGCAACTCTTTGAAAGGAGTAAAAGAATATTGCTGATGTCAGCTACAATTAGTAACCCAGAACAATATGCTAAAAGTTTAGGTATTAAAGATAAAGAATATACGTTTATAGATGTTAAATCAACATTTGACCCTCAAAAGTCGCCTATATATTGTTCAACAATGTATAGTCTGTCTCATAAAAACCTAGAATCAAGTCTTCCTAAGATTATTAATATTATAAAAGAGATATGTGATAAACATAAAGGTGAAAAAGGATTAATTCACACTCATACTAACTCAATTACAGAAAATATTAAAAAGGTTTTAGGTAGAAATAGTAGATTTTTGTTTAGAGAAGTAGGTATTTCTAATGAAGACATTGTATTAGAACACAAATCCCGTACCAAAGATGACACAGTTTTAGTTAGTCCTTCGTTAGATACAGGAGTTAGCTTAGATGATGATTTAGGTAGATTTCAAATTATAGTCAAAGCACCATTTTTGCCATTGGGTTCTAAAAGAATTAAAAAAATCTTTGACAAAAATCCAAATTATTACAGCATGAAGATGCTAGATACTTTGATACAAATGTGTGGTAGATGCACACGATCTAAAAAAGACTATTCAGTCACTTATATTTTGGATGGCACTATAGTCAAAGCAATTGTTAACAATAAAAACAACCTACCTAAATATTTTTTAGATAGATTTATGTAGCTATAAATAATCTATATGAAAAAATACACATATCATTTTGAGGTAATGACTTTAATAGAGCAATTTATTGAGGCTCTCAATGATATTGTGGTCAAGGGTTATGACAAAGATTTAAATTTAATACCAGATTCAGAGGCCAATGTTAGGTTTGTATACGCACCTAAACAAAGAGTAGTTCAACAACTCACAACACCTGGTCCAGGTGGTATTACTTTGCCAGTAGTTGCAGTTACTTTAGGGGGTTTAACTAGAGACAACAACAGAGTTGTTAATAAAAATGATGGATTTTACATTCCTTACTCAGACCCGTTAGACCCAAGTGTAGTTTCCAAAAAAATTCCACAACCTCAACCCATTAATATTACAGTTAACCTATCTATCATGGCTAGGTATCAAGAACATTTAGACCAAATTTTATCTAATTTTATTCCATATTGTAATCCTTATATTATTATTTCTTGGAAATTTCCAGTTAAAGACCCCACTAACAATTATCAAGAATTAAGAACAGAAATTTTATGGAACGGTACAGCAAATATAACATATCCATCAGAATTAGCCGGTAATGCAGCTTATAGAGTATCTGCAGATACTCAATTTACAATTAAAGGTTGGCTCTTTAAAAGTACAGATGAAATTATTAAAAAAATATATGTTATTAATGAAGAATTTTTTAGTACCAGACAAGGTTCATTTAAACCTACAATCTTAGAAAAATTAAATTCAGAAACAGTTACGGTTTCTGGTCGGCCGTATGTTCTTAATGCCTTTCCGAGATATTTTAATTTTATATCTACCAACCCAATTGAACAGGGTCTAGATATTAATTTACTAGGAAAATATTTTATTAAACCAGAAAATGTTTATTTAAGTGCGTCTAGCCCTACAATGTTGTCTGGGGTTCATTTAGTTGCTCCATTTTCAGCAGTTGCTAAGTTGTCTGCGGTTTATCCGCCTTTTTATGGCATAAAAATAGATTCATTTAATTATAATGGTGAATCACTTATAGATTTTTCATTACCCCAAGTACCTACTGAAACTGGTTATCTAGATGTTATAGTTCAGAATGAGGCTGGTTACGGTAAAATTACAGAAGGTCATTTTGTGAAATCTGGAGTAAGTACTATCCTATCAGGAATCAGTGGAATAAAATTTAACCTTTATTAAAATTTAAACAATTTATGGCAGATATTTTAGCAAGTTCAAATCGTCAACAAAGTACTAATCGTAACTTTGTGTCTAGCATTCTGCAGAGACTGCCTTATGTGACAGCTCCGATTGAAATGGACACAAATAATCCAAAATATGAATTATTTGACAGGCTGGCAAAGAAGACTCAATTAAAACTTTTAAAACAATCCATCATTACAGGCCCTTCTATGACAAAGGCCGATATGGATGCAAACAGCAAAGGGTCCATAACCTCTCACAGTCCATATCACAATTATGTATATGCCAACCTAGATACAGATAAAACAAGAAGATTGGCAGAATATAGGAGAATGGCTTCTTTTGCAGAGGTTTCTGATTGTATTGATGAAATTTGTGATGAATTCATTGTAAAAGACGAAAACAATAAAGTTATACATTTAAAATATTCTTCTTTTGCAGAACTTGGTCCAGAAGAAAAAACAGAACTGCAAAAGGAATTTGAAAAATTCATTAATATTTTTGATTTAGAACACAAAGGATGGGCTTATTGCCGTCAATTGTTAATTGAAGGTGAAGTGTTTTTTGAAAACATTACATACAAAGATCGCCCAGATTTTGGAGTTATAGGTTGTTTAAATATACCGTCTGAGCTTATAAGTCCGGTTTATGATAACGTACAAAATAGTGTTATTGAAAACTTTACCTTTCAAAAACCTATTAATTTAAATGACAATAAGGCTAATCCATTGTCTCAGCAACAATCAAACATTAGTCCAGTCAATGCCCTGCAACAGCAAATTATTACCTTTCAAGGTAATCAGGTCACCTATGTTAATTCAGGTTTATGGAATGAAGATTATTCTATAAGAATACCTTTCTTAGAAAATTGTCGCAGAGCTTATAAATTGCTTTCTTTATGTGAAGATGCAATTATTATATATCGCCTAGTCAGAGCTCCCGAACGTTTAAAATTTGTTATTGACGTAGGTAACATGCCGCCAGCTAAGGCTGAATCTTATCTACGCCAGTTGATGCATCAATATAATGCTAAACAAGTTTATACAGGTGATTCTAGTAATTCTCCTGTAGGAAACGTTTATAACCCTCAGTCCATGTTGGATAGTTATTGGTTTTCACGCAGAAATGGAGAAGTAGGATCTGACGTTTCTGTGCTACAGGGCGGTGAAAACTTAGGTAAATTAGACGACTTAAATTATTTTGTAGCTAAACTTTACAAGAGTTTAAAAGTACCAATCTCTAGATTAAATCCTAATGAATCTTTCAAAGATGGTGCAGAGATTTTAAGAGAAGAATTAAAATTTGCAAAGTTTATAATGAGATTGCAGAATCAATTTGCTGAGGGCCTTAAACAATCCTTTATAACTCATTTAAAATTGAGAGGTTGGTGGGAAGAATACAAATTACATGAATCATTTGTACAATTAGAATTTAATCCACCCTCTAATTATTTTGCAATTCGTCAACAACAAATACTTGAACTCAAACACAAGAATTTCGGTGACATGTGTAATAATGAAAGTATATCAAATATTTTTGCTCAGCGCCATTATCTTGGATACAATGATCAAAGAATTAGTGAAAATATGGAATGGATGCGCAAAGAGGCTGCATTTAAATGGGAATTAGCTCAAATAGCCAATGGAGGTCCAAATTGGAGAGAACAATTAGAAGCCGCTCAAGAGGCTGCTGATGCGGCATCTGCTGGTGGTGGTGAAGGTCCTGGATTTGGAGGTGGTGGTGGCACAAGTCCATCAGCTATTCCAGAATTTGGAGGCGGTGGCGGAGGTGGA